AACCATATAAATAAATATAGCACATTCAATACTAGGCTGCAATACGCTGTTTCAACATGCGATCTATTTGTACAGGGAAAAATTCTCTACCAGATCTTGGTTTAAATCCTTCTTCCATAAGTTTAGCAGCAATTCGTTTTGATCCAAGACCAGTAGATTTTAATTCTCGTGCTCTAATAATAACTTTTTGTTCATCAGGACATTCAATAATAATAGATCCATTACGTATATAACCGTAAGGTGCATCTCCTCCACAATATTCACCTCTAGATGCTTTTCTTCGCATAACAGCAGCAGTTCTTTCTCCTGTAAGACGACGCTCAAATTCTGCAAATCCTGCTGCCATAGTTAAAAACATACGACCCATAGCACTTTTTGTATCAATACTTTGTCCTCCAAAATCAATCAACCGAAGACCGACATCAGTTTTATCCCAAATTTCTACTGTGGTTAGACAATCTATTGTGCTACGAAACAATCGATCTAATTTTGTAGAAACTATAGCTTTTATTTGTCTTTGTTTTACTAATTTTATAAGATCTCTTCCCTTAGGTCTATCTAATAAAGGTTTCTCTGCACTAACACCCTCATCTCTTATAGGATCTAATGGTTCTAGACTATGTAGCGCACAATAATGACGAAGGCGTTCTTCTTGTTCTGCAAGCGATAATCCATTCTCCGCCTGATCTTCTGTAGAAACACGGATATAAAGAGCCACTTTCATGATTCCAGTATGAAACGGCTGCGAAATTGATCAACAGCTGGGTGCGGCCGTTGCACTTCTACCAAGCGCAGCCGTACGATATCAGACTGAACGGTAGAAGACACATAAAGTTGTTCACCTTGCACAAAGAACATGTCGACAATGTGGTCAGGCTGCTGTACACTGCATCTATGACGGAAAAGAAAAAGGGGGAAATTGCCCCCGAAAATGTACAAAATGCATTAAAATCAATGATCGCTTCAGAAGGTACATATAAAACATCTCAAAACCTAGGTATTTCCCGTGAATCTGTGGTGCGTTTAGCAGGAGGTTTCCCTGTACGAGTTCATACATTAGTATATGTTCAAGTTAAATTAAATTTGTTGCCGAAAAAATCAATTCATAATGAATGATCAAGAATCTTTAAATAAAATTTTATGTATCGCACTCCAAGCATTATAAACAATCAGAAATAACAGTCAATGCCCGGATCCAACAGATGGTGGATATATTGAAAAAATTAATACCATCCACAATAACAATCCTAGGTCTAGCTCTAGGACTGATAGGAATTCAACTACTACCCTCTAGACCAGCACTAATCCTTCTACTTGTATCATTAATTTGTGACGTTTTCGATGGCTACCTAGCTAGAAAGCTGGGAGCACGCACCAGATTTGGTCGAGAACTGGACTGGATCACAGACTGTGTCCTAGCACATATAGCTGCAACCCAAATAAATTATGGTGTAAACGCAGCACTTGTAATCTGGCAAAGCTATACTAAATCGATAGGTATTAAGTCTAGTGGTAGATTAATTATGTTTATTATCATTGCAGCAGACAAAATGTGGAGGTTATTTTGAATATTTCAAAAACAATTGTAGATCAATACATGGAATTACTTAGCATTCAAAAAATAATCTTTGATTATGGAGTAAAAACCACATTATACAACAAATTATTAGATTATATGTTAAATAGTATGAATGATAATGACGTAGAAGACTGTAAATATAAATTTGTTATAAATGGATGGATCTATTCTAACACAGAACCTGGATTGATATATACAAAGATAAATGATTCACCGCTTTCATGGGACGAAGAAGATGAAATTTTCACTATAAGCTAGGGACCGACAAAGAGTTCACTGTTGGTTGTGGTGGAACTTCTAAGGAGACTGCAGAATGTCTAGTTACGCCAGTCTATACTACTGCGACAAGTGCGGGTGTCATTATACTGAGCCATGCAAAACACATAATTCTGAACAGTGCAAGAAACTTCCCCCACCAAAGACGAACAAATGATTAAATGTACTAAATGGGAATATAAAATATTGAAAGGATCTTCAGCCGATTTAGATAAAAATTTGGATCATTTCGAGAAATGGTTGGGGAGGAAAAAACTAGTATCAGTATGCACCATAGAAGACGATCCAAATCCTCATATCATATAAATGTCTCTTCAAGAGACCGACCAAATAACCAACAGTGACCCTTTGACGGATCTAATCCATATCCATATGTTGCATTTATTGTTGGAGATGATAAAATCTAGATAAAAATGAGCGCAGTAACTACATTTATACTTGTAGTTGTTTTAATTGGGTTGTTATTTTTATTCAATAAATTGCAGGATGATCCCACAACCATGTCTCAAAATAACAAAATTAATGAGCGTCTTTGGATAGTGTACTGGGATTTTACAGAAAATAATCCTGATAAATGGGGTCGTATGTATTCTGGTGATATTTTTGGTACTAAATTAGTACCTCATATTGATGACGCTTACCAATTTCCTGATTTTAACGTAGCATGTAAAATTGCAAACAAGACATTTACTGAGAATAATAAAATCATTCCTGGAAATTTAGCACCAAAGAAGGTGATCTAATGTACTATGTACTTCAAAGAATAGATACTGGGGAATATGAAGGAGATATGACTTTATCAAAACCTAATTGGGTAACTAGTCTAGATGATGCTTTTGAATACGGCAATCATATTAATGCATATAAACAAGCACAATTTTATTCAGAACATGAACCTTGTGATGTTACTGTAGTGTTAATTAACAGTGATTCACAAGCAGATGACTGTGTTGATTTTACATTTCGCACGTGGCATCTGGAAATGATTGCAGTCGCCACATTGTTACTAGCTGTTTTAATATTTTCTGGTTTTACATTTCCTAACGTAATAACAACATTAGCTGGATTAGCTATGTTTGGTTATGTTCAGGTAATGCATAGAGTTACAGAAAATAAAAATATTGATCTTGTAGAATGTCATCGGTGGGCAGTACGTTATCTTGTATCAAAAGAAGTCTTATGGATTATTTATTTCGTTGCAGTGCATAACTGGTCTGCCTTAGTAAGTACCGCTATATTTATTCTTTACCCTGTATGGAGGTCGTATTACACAAAGTTGCGTCAGTAAGTTTATACTGCACCCACAGAATTTTTCGTGTATAGTTTTGAAGGGGGCAATTTCCGCTCTCTATACAAGGAGAATTCTATCATGAGTCGTTTCAATTCGGTTAATGCTCCTCTTCCTGTTCCGAATAATACCAACAGCGGTACTGGTGCAGTTACCGCTCTCAGAAATCATACTCAGGGAGTTATTGATGCAGTTGGTCCTGGTCCGGGCATTACTCCTGTCGCTTCAGTTGCAATCTTAGTTTTGCGTGTCGGTGTTACAGGTAACTTTTTAGTATGTATGCCGTTTTCGTATCTTCTAGGTACTGCTACTTCTGCTACATGGCAGCTTGTTCGTCATACTGGATCGTTTACTGTTAATGGAGTTGCAGCTACTCCGGGTTTTACTTTATTTCCCACAGTTGCTGCCGGCACTTCTGTTGTTAGAAATTCTACTAAGGCAATTACTGCTGCAGAAGCGACTATCGATATTGGTGCTTTAGATCTCAGTGGTGTCACCGTTGGATCTCTTGTTGGTTATGAATTACAATTATCAGCGTCAGGAGGTTCGGGAACGGTGCTGTTTACTGGAGCGGCGGCCGGCACGCCGCTCGGTAATCTCAGTGCGATTGAAGTTCTCTAATTAGAGAAACATTCTACTTTACACACTGTTTCTAGTCTCTCCTTAGTTTCTGCATCTAATACACAGTTAGGATTATACAATCTAGCTCTGTATCCCTCCTCACATACTTGTACACATATAGGTTCAAATTGTTTCTCCAAACAATTTAGTTCCTTTCTTCTAGTACAAGCTGCCTCGCAAACACTAGCCGACCCACCATTAAATGGAGGGATCGGTGTTTGTGTTGTTTGAGGAAGTACACAACCCACACAAAAAATTACTGGAAATATAAATTTCATTTTTCTTTTTCTCTCTTTTGATACATCTTTTTTTAGCAATTAACACATCGTGATCATGTTGATCTAATTGTTCTTCTATGTAATCCCATCTTTTTGCAAATAAATATCCCCATTTATTTTTGATTCTTGATAAAAATCGTCGTTGACGTCTATTAAATCTATATTTATTACGCACTATATTTCCATCCTTTAAAATCTATATATCGTTGCATTTCATCCATTTTTTGCTTTGCATTAATTGCCCGTGTTTTCTGTTCTGAATTATCTAAAGATGCAAGTTTTGTAATAATTGCATGACATAAATCTGATCTTAAACTAAAATAACAATTTCTTGGAAATGCTCTATGTGCTTTTCCACAATTAGGACATTTCATTATAATATCACTAAAGGCGCAGCAGTAGCTGCAACTACATCTTCTATACCATCAGCAATCCATTCAGCATCAACCCATGCATTGCCTTTAATACCCCACTGCATACCCCATGAATTACGTATTAAATATTGTCTGTTTGATCCAACTTGGCGTCTACCAATAATAGTAAATGCATGTCCTCCTGTAGTCGGTCCTATTTTACCTGGATAAATACCTCCTCCCCAATTCTCAAATGCTTCGTCTACTTCTCCAGCCACCATTACTGCATGATCATTATCAATAAGAACATTTATTTTTTCTAATTTATGACCACCTGTATCTATAATCTGATACGCACCAGTAACTTTTGCAGCGAATCCTGCTTCTATCATATTAATAGATACTGGTTTTGTCGGATCCCTTGTGTCATTATATCTATCACGACCAACTATACCATGATTTGTAGCTGCTTGAACTAATCTGTATGTATAACAACCTACATCAGGTAATTCAGTAACATCAGGATCGCCAATTTCTAATTGTCTAGCTAATGCATATAAAATTAATGTACTAATGTTTATCAATTTATTCTGCCGCAATCCTTCAACTGCCATGAGTAGCCAAAATGCAGCATTTTCACAATTATTTGCTACTTGATTCAATACTTCTTCGGGTACAGGCACATAATATTCATCAAATTGCGATAGTGAATAATTATTAAGTGAAATCAACTTACCAACATCTTCGCCCTTAGGATTTTTATTAGGATCACTTAAATGTCCATACAACATCACACCACCTCAAAATTAACAGATGATTTGATTCCAAACAATGTTCTGTTTATAACCAATCCTTTTCTAACTAACGATTGTGCAGTTATTCTATCTCTTCCAGTAAGAAAAAGGCTCATACCTTCTTTCTTAGCTTGTTTCAACTTGGTCAATACACGTTGTTGATTCGGACTCAATCCTGTCCCAGTTTTAGATTTCTTCATGATACCCTAGTTGACAAATGAAGTAGACCTTGTACACTTTACTTATGAATCCGACCGTTCTATTTTTATTGGGCATTGCTGCTGGTGCACTCGGCTACAAGTGTTTGTATAGCAAAAATAGGTGCTAAATGAGATCAATAGTTTCATTTGCATCATATATATTGGGTATACAACATAGATTAATACAACATTTTGGTATGAGTAAGTACGAATCAGATCGTTTGATCAATACTTACAACCAATTTGTATATGCAGCATACGTAAAAAATATTGCATCCGATACAGCTGCAAGGATGATAAACGATCAATACAGAATCGTTTATGATCGATCCATCGCTGCCGAATGTTCATGCAGTCACGGATCATCTGAGAATCCTATCACAAAAAGCTCGATGATGCTAGTCGGCGCCGCTGTCGCAGCATCGATCGTTACTTATTTAATAGTAAAAGCCGCACAACCTGATCTTATAGTTCAAACCGTGCCTTCTGAAAGATCTACAAATCCTAATCAAACAAGTCCATCATCTGAATTGATTAATTACGGAGATGCACCGGGACTCAAGCCAACAAGAATTGGCGATCTTTTTCAACAATAAAAGACAAAGGCTCACCAACAGTGAGCCCTTGTCGGATCTTAATCATTAATTTTCAAGCTGGCGCATGATTAGCAAATACTTGTCCACTTATTACATATAGTGTGTGTTTATTTGTTCTGGGAACCATAGGCAGTCCAGCAGATAAACCGCCAGATAAATAAATATATTTTACTCCATTATGTGTTTCTACTTTTTCTACTGTGCGATCTCCGTAATGTTTACCTTTTTTACGAGTAGTAGCAGATACAGCGGGCATAGCTGTAACTTCCATTCTACGTCGCACACCTAGTAAATAATCAGCCGGTGTAAATGATGTACCGGTTGTTGCATATGATCTCATTTTATAATTCGCTGCACGTTTAGCTCGTCCAGCTAAAATTCGTGCATTACGAAGCTCTAAAAATGCTTCGCTAGGATACATAAATCGCAGAGCTCTAAATGCAGCATCTGCTTCATAATAAGCAATAACTTCTTGTTGTGTGCCAGATGCTCTCCATTTACCGAATGAAGCAACTATTGCTGTTTTAGGAACTAAATTTTTTCCTGGACCAGTATGTGTAATATAAATTTCTCCTGAACCATTACTATATGTACATTTAACAAGATTCAAACTCCCATAGGATTTAAGAGTCGAGTACAGAGCCCCAATTTTGACTTTGGCCATGATTATAATCTCTCCTTGCTAGGTAGGGATTTGATTGCTACTATCGGGTCTATGTTGATCCAGAATGAAATCGATGAAATTACGTTTCAAGCTGAACAAGCAGATGACCAGGTTTTACTCAAAGTCATCAAAGCATATGTCCGCCTAAAAAGGGATTTTGACGCCACAAATTCTAATCTTAGCTCAGTACAAACACGTAGCAACGATCAACTTATGCAATACCGATCAATAAAACGTGCTACACAAATTTTGGTTAAAACATTAACTGATTGTGGAGCACTTAAAACTGATTCTATTGCCAATGCATTAAAAGATCTTACTGAATCCTTAATTTATAGGTCGTCATCATGAAAATCAAACTTACCCCGATAGATAACATACATTTTTCATATATTATATATAATAATAATATTCCTATTGAAGAAGGAATAGTAAAAGCTCTTGGTAATGGAGAAAATTTTCCTATTACCCAAGAATGTATTTTTATAGATTCTAATTTAGATATTACATATTCTACTGCAATACATTTGGATCGTGATAGAATTATGTATGGCTGATCCTGTATATACCTGGACTCCGAACGTTTCGCGCACCGTCATTCCAAATGGGTACTACCGCTTCCCCGTGGTCGTGCCCGGAACGACCACAGACGACATTCTTTTTACCCTTCTTGAGAGCAAATCATGGGAGGTGAGGAGCATAGGCGTACCGCCTCCGGAGCTCTCAGAAGCTGTCCTACGCGTAGCAATGGCAGGATTGCAGGCACCAAAAGCGTTTTGGATCCATGCTACATGGCGCGGAAATAATGCAGTAATTCCTGCAATTGATGGTGCTATATATTATGGACCACTTGAAACACTTATAGAAGAAAAGCCACAAATACAAGATAAACCAGATCATCCAATAGCTTTAGCTATATTAGGATGTGCTATAGCATTTACGGGTGCTTGGTTTATTTATACTAGATCTAATTTAACTAGAATTTAATCACTCGAAGAATCAAATACACCTGCATCTATTGATTTCGCCATAATTTTTACATCTACTTCATGCACGCCCAATAAATGGCATGCATAAGTAGGTAATGCAAAAATTAATAATGCGAGTATTGATGCTATAGCTTTTTTCATTTGTATTTATCCTATGTGTTTTCGAACCGACAAGGGTTCACTGTTGTTGGAACAGTATAATTTCTATTGCCCGCTGTACACGTTCCGGTAATCGACCAGGCGCAGTTTTTGCAAATTCTGCTAGTGTTTGAGCAGCTTCTAATAGAGTTTCAGGATTTTTGGATATTCATTAACTTGTTTATGTCGTAAAAAAGACATTTATACCTTAGTAATTATCGTTCTTCATATGTTTCGTACTGAATCATCTGGCCATTCCCTAGAAATCATAGCCTGATTTAATTCATCAAAAGTCATTATGAGTACATTATCATTTTCAGATTCATTTATTGCATCTTGCAACGATTTCAAATCATCCGGATGCAGTTCATTTTTAATCATTTATTTATTATAGCAGCATATGTTTTATTCGACAAGGCATCAGTTCCTCTGCGCGCCCTAATTAATCTAATAACAGCTTCTCCATCATATCCTAATTTACGCATAGCAAGTCCCGTAACTAGTCCAGAACGATTTCTACCTGCCCAACACGTAACCAATACACGTTTACCATCATTTATTTCTTTACATACTATTTTTGCAGCTTCTTTAGCCATACGAAGATCTTGTTTCGTAGGAGCTTCTGTATCATCAAATGGAGCATGCAGTACGCTAACGCCAGGAAAATTGATAGACTTTAATTGATATTCATATGCACATAATACCAGAAGATCGAAGTTTAATTTCACTCCTGGTATAGGTGCACTACCCATAGCTAATGTAGGTAGTATATAAGAATATCCCGGAGCACTAAGACTCATTGTTTCCTTACAGATGTAACTTCAATGTGATCATTATCCTTACGGATTTTTTTATAAGATTTAATTTTAGATCTTGCTTTGGATACCCTTTTAGAAACTTCATCAATTTTATCTTGTGTTTCTTCTAAAAGAGCTTCCGCTGCCCCTTCCAAAGCTCTAGAAACCACTTTCCCAAAAATATTTACCAGTGGTGTCATATCGAATTTCTTTTCCATAATAGCCTCTATTTTATTTTCTTAACGATATTAAGTGCTTTTGTAACTGTTTTTGCTTGCATAAGCCGCAAATTCTTTAATTCTTGTCGAATATCAAATTTTTTTTCTACTTCTTCTTTTCTTGTATCTCCTTCAATCTCCCCTCTATCTCCCCCAAAGAACGGTACAGCTCTTTCCATGACGACAAATCTCCCTTTACCAACTCATTCAATGATCGTTTTAATTCATCAACGTCATCGTTGAGTTCAGCAATTCTACGGCTTAAGGTAAAGTTATCTTCGAAGTCGGATCTGCTAGAAGTAATAGCTTTATGATTTTCTACCAATTGGCGCAAAATTCCTAAATCTAATTCTTTTTCCAACTTAGTAGCTATCTTAAGAGCTTCAACTGCATTTGTCTCTGTAGTGAGATAACGTTTATAAATGTATCCTACTATAGGACCGCTGATGGAGCCTACATAACCCCCAACCTCTTTTATTATGTCATGTAGGCCCATCTACCCTCCGCTATCGTTTGTTAATCGATGCCGTGTTTAAATCTACACTGTACAAATTCATATCTGTTTCCGATACACCATGCGCCTGCATAATCATTTTGGCTTTATCTGTAATAAGAGTCATAGTTTGCTGCATATTTGTAAGTGCGGTTACTCTAGATTTTTCCTGTGCATCAATCTGAGATTTCAACACTTCCATAGTATATACAGCATCAGCAACCATTAATTTCTTTTCCTTAAGCATACCAATAAGAACCGAAAGATCATTTTTTTCGCTATCGGATAATTCAAGCATTTGAAGTGTCTCCTTACAATCCAGTATAAACTACATAATAAGAAAGCGCAACAGATTTAGAACCCTACAGTGAATTCTTTGTAGGATCTTAGTCTTTTACTTTTTTCATCATAAGTTCAAAAGTTTCTTTTGTTATATTATTATACGCAATAATTCTTGTATTTTCTTCTTTAATAATCCAATGGGCATTTTTCTTTTCGTCTTTGAGTTCTAAGTCACCAGTAGTAACAACAGTTGCTCTAACAAGAGCCCATCGCAATGCATTACTGCCGATATTTCCAGTATTATCTGTACCAGGAAGAATTGATGCAGAAGTAGCGTCTGCTTGAACAATATCTAATACTGTAGTTCCTAAAGGAGTACCGATTGTTAAAAATGAAGCACCTCCTGTTGTAGAAGATCCTGCTGTTAATGCTAATCCATTTGCTGTTATAGTATCTGCATTATTAGTTATATTTGCAACATAATCTGTTGGAAATGCAGATATTACTTGACATTGTGCAGTTATTGTAGCCATGCCGGCATTATCAATAGTTAATCTACTGATTGAATTTATTTGAACATTTAATGCTGTAATAGCCGATAAATTAATTGCTCCTGTTGAAGGATTAATATTTACATTTGTGCCTCTTATTGTAGTTGATCCGCCACCTGATGATCTATTGATTATTACTGAAGTTGCATTGCTTGCACCAAGATTTAGTGTAGCGGCGGAATCTATAGTAGTATTTCCAGAAGTTGTTGTTATAGAGGAAACTCCATTTCCAGTTAAGGAAAATGTTCCAGTTAACTGAGTTAGTCCTCCAGTAATAGTAGTAGTGATTCCAGCTCTACCTACAGCAATAGAAGTTGTAGTAGCAGTTCCTAAATTCAATGCTGCAGCAGAAGTTATTGTTAGTGCTCCAGCAGTAGTTGTTAAAACAGACGCAGCATTTCCAGTTAAGGAAAATGCTCCAGTTAACTGAGTTAATCCTCCAGTGATAGTGGTAGTAATTCCAGCATGACCTAAAGCAATGGATGTTGCTGTGGTTGTCCCTAGACTTAATATAGTGGTCGCATCTAAAGTTAAAGATCCAACTGTCGTAGAAAGTGAGGAAGCAGCATTTCCAGTTAAGGAAAATGCACCTGTTAATTGTGTAAAACCACCAGTTAATGTTGTTACTATTCCAGCATGACCTATAGCAACGGATGTAGCTGTAATTGCCCCAAAACTTAATGCAGTTGCTGCGTCTAAAGTTAAAGATCCAACTGTTGTAGAAAGTGAAGAAGTAGCATTTCCAGTTAATGAAAATGCTCCAGTTAACTGAGTTAATCCTCCAGTAATAGTAGTAGTAATTCCAGCATGACCTACAACAACAGATGTTGCCGTTGTATTCCCTAAATTAAGTGCAGTAGCTGCATCTAAAGTAAGACTACCTGCACTTGTAGTAATACTGGAAGATCCATTTGCTACTATAGAAAAAGTACCTACATCGAAAATTAGATTACCATTTATAGTAGTCGTAGCTCCTATACGACCAATTTGTATTGTTGTTGCAGTTGCTGCACCTACAGAAATAGAATCAATTGCATCAAGTAATAAATCATCTCCGGCATTAATAGATAAATTATTAGTTGCCGTAGTACTTATAGAAGATGCACTATTTCCTAATAAAGTAAATATACCAGATACTTGATTAAAAGAACCTGTAATATCTAGAGTAGCAGATGGTGTATTATTTCCTAATCCTAAACGATTCGCTGCATTATCCCAATGAAAATTAGAATCATCAGCAAGAAATGCACCTGCACCATCACTAAATTGTACTGCTCCTAAAGGTCCGATAGCTCCACCACCACCTCCACCTGCAGCATTTGCTCTTATTAATGCAATATATGCAATATCATCACCAATTGAACGTCTTAATTGTTTATCTAAATTGGATGACATTGCAAATCTCCGGAGTAGAAATATAGATCCGACAAGGAACCACAGTTGGGTTAGAATTTGATTTCTGTAAATTCAACCCTGCATGCAATTGCTGTCTGTGCTGTGGTTGCACCTGTGGTAAAAGTAAACACCAATCGATTTGGTCCTACTCCAGCTGTAATATCAAGTGTCCATGTATTTGCTGCTGCGTCTCCGATATTTACTAAAGTATCAGTGCCTGCAATTGTAACTACGCCCCCATCTTGTCTAGCGCTTGCTTGAATAACTAACATCTGAGACACGCGAACAGCTGCAATAACGCCTCCGGCAGAAGCTGTAGCTTTTATTGCATATGCTTTTCCATCTTCAAGAAGAAAATCTTCTAATCCATCCACACCGAATTTTAATTCGACTGATTCGCCAGCTCCAGATCCAGGCGTTATTCCAGTTAAGGTAATAACACTAGTTTGAATATCTCCTGCTGCAGAAGTGGCTGGGAAAAATGCTGAAGATTGCGCGTCCTGGCCGAATCTTAGTGCCAGAGCTCCGAATCCCTGGGCGTGAGAAGCGTCTCCAGTAGTTTGACAGAGAGCGCCTTCTGCGTGTGAATTACCGCCGTTTGATACGCAAAATAAGCCTTCTGCATGCGAAATATTTCCAACTGCTTGGGATGCAGATCCTTCTGCGTGAGATCTAATACCATTAGCTTGTGTATTAAAACCTTCTGCATGCGACGCGCTACCATTTGCAGTACAAAGATCACCTTCGGCATGAGAAGTGGTTCCATTTGCTGTTGCTGTTCCTTCAGCATGTGAGGTATCAGCGTTTGCTATGGAGACTCTACCTTCAGCATGTGAATTTTCTCCTATTGCCTGTGTAGAATTTCCTTCTGCGTGTGAATTATTTCCTGCTGCCGTAGTAAAAAATCCTTCAGCATGAGATGCTGATCCAGTTGCATGACAACCTGATCCTATTGCGTGAGAATTAGTTCCACTAGCTATACAAGCATTTCCTTGTGCAGTAGCTGAATCTCCAGACGCTAAATTCGATACACCAGAACAAAAAGAAAAATCTCCAGTCGAAGAACAATTTAATCCGCCACAGATAGTAGAATAATTTCCTGTGGCTCCAGGAATTTCCGCGTTTACGGAGCCTAAATTTACTATACCATCTTTTGTATTATCTATTGGTGATTGTTCTGTCGGTCTCGTAGTTCTTATATTTTTAGAAAGAGTCCCTTCATCAAATATTACAGCCCCAGTAATCGATATGCCGCCTGAACGAGCAATGGCGAGCCACACTAAATCATCGGCGTGACTGGGACGAATTTTTCTCATGATATTCTCCGATTCAGTACGGTTCTAAAACCATACGAAATTTCGTATTGGTTTTTTTGTTGAAAACAGCTATACAATCTGATTCTTCTTGAATTATCCAATGTGCATTACGTTCTTCGCTAATCATTTCTAAATCACCAGTTGTAACAACAGTTGCACGAACTAAAGCCCATCTAAGAGCATTAGAACCTATAGCACCTGTGTTATCAGCCCCAGGTAATATAGAAACTGCATCTACAGCAGTCTGATTAATGTTCATTAAAGCCGTAGAATCTGGACGAATGACTGTGAATAATTCAGATCCTACATCTACATTTGAACCGACAGACATTCGTACACCGAATCCGCCGGCACTATCTTCTGTATTAGTTATATCTAAAATAAAAGCTGAAGTAACATTCGCTGATATCGAAACAGGCCCGCCAGTAATCGCAATTGAACCGCCAGCTATTGTTATGGGAATACTAGTACCATGACCTATGGCAATATTTGTAGTAGTAGCTGTTCCTAAATTTAATACAGCAGCTGGATTTACACTTATATTTCCAACTGTTGTAGTTATGCTTGAAGTAGCATTTCCAGTTAATGAGAAACTGCAATCTGTAATTTGAAATGCTGTAGTAGTAAATGTTCCTTTTAGAAGACCTGCAGTCGTAAAATTTATTATCTGTGCATCAGTTACTCCAATATCTATCGATCCTCCTGCGTCGATAGTAATATCGGAAATCTGAGCAAAAATTTGTATACCACCACCAATTCCTATTGTATCTAAAGTAAGTTGTGCTCCAGTAACAGTTATATGTGAATCAATGGTTGCATTAACATCTAATTGTCCATCATCTAAAAATAAACCACTACCTATTGCTCCATTTCCCACAATACTTAATTGTGCAAATGGAGCAGTAGTACCGATACCTAATTTATGCGCAGCAGTATCATAATGGAAATTTGCATTGTCTGCAGTAAATCCACCAGATCCATCACTTAGTTGAATTGCGCCTAAAGGACCGCTTGAAGAACCGCCGCCACCAGAACCATTAGCTCTAACTAATGCAAGTTCTACTTGAGGAGATGATGCATAATACCTACTGGTTCTAGATGACATGTTTTGAAATCCTCTGTTTTATCAATGACAAAGGTTAAACAATTTCTTTAAGCATCATTTCATATTTTTTATTTAATTTTCTATTGTAAGCCACTAATCGATCATGCTCTTCTTGAATAATCCAATGAGCATTGCGTTCCTCGCTAACCATTTCTAAGTCACCAGTAGTAACAACAGTTGCTCTAACAAGAGCCCAACGTAACGCGTTGGATCCTACAGTTCCTGTATTATCAGTCGCAGGTAGTATAGAAGTAGAAGCTTCTATATCTACTACTCCTAAAAATCCCCATTTTACAGCAGTAGTCCCTAACTGACCAGATCCAGTTGCTCCAGGAACAAATGTAACTCCATTAGTATTAAATTGAATCATATTTGCAAGAAGAGTATCATTAGGCGTAGTAAGTCTTAAAATTTGTCTAGTACTTCCTGCATTTATGCCGGCTTTGACTACTAATCCATCACCATTATTAGATGTATTTTCAATAATCGATGCAAACACCGTAGGTGCATTCATCGCTATATCGTAAGTTTCACCTGTAATAGTAATATCAGTTCCGGTAATATCTAGAGTAGTAGCAGATGCAATTGTAAGTGTATTTCCACTAAGAGATGTATCTACAGCAGGTCCTATAGTTTTACCTATAAGTATACTAGTAGCATTTATATTTCCTACACCCAGTACACCGGTAGAATCAATATTAGCTGATGCTAAGCCATTTATAGATACAGTTCCAGTAGTCTGTAAAAATCCACCAACAACATGTAATCGCTGAGTAGGAGAATTAGTTCCTACACCGAGACAATTAGTTGTATTATCGAAATGTAAATTGACATCATCAGAATTAAATGTAGTTACATTACTAAATTGAATAGCTCCAGCGGGACCACTGGGCGCAGCTGCAGTAGCTGCACTTAATGCTGTTAATGCATTTTTATTTGCAACTGCAGCAATATCCATCCCAAATCTAGCTTCTTGCCGAGTTGCTAATATTGCTTGTTCAGGCATTGTCTACTCCTCGATCTCAGTTAAATTCATTGAATATCGTTTATTGGTCTTTTTATTTTCTACAACAATGCGATCATGTTCTTCTTTAATAACCCAATGTGCATCTTGTTCATCATCAATTAAATTTAAATCTCCAGTGGTAACAACAGTTGCTCTAACAAGAGCCCATCTAAGTCCGTTAGAACCTATATTACTGACGTTGTCCGTACCTGGAAGAATATTTACGGCTGTTCCAGAAACTTGATTAACATTAACTAATTGAGTTCCTACTGACGATATACGCAATAAGGGAGCAGTCGCCGCACCTCCTGCATCAATTAATAAACCACCTCCAGCCGCGGTTCCATTTTCATTAGTAAATTTAGCAACGAAATTAGCTGCAGAAGTAGTCTGTTCAGATCTTACGACTAATTCAAATAAAGGATCTCCTTCGTTTTCATCAAAAGATCCTCTTATTACGCTATTCGTTGAAAATGATATAATATCACTTGCACCTATAGCCAAAGTATCTATAGAAGTAATTGAAGAACTAGCATTACCACTTAATGAAATAGTACCACTAGTTTGAAGAATTCCTCCAACAACATGTAATCGTTCAGTAGGAGTATTTGTACCAACACCTAAACAATTTGTTGTGTTATTAAAATGAAGATTTGCATCATCAGAAGCAAATGTAGTAACATTGCTAAATTGAATCGCACCTGCGGGTCCACTAGGAGCTGCAGCAGTTGCCGAACTAAGCGCTGTTAATGCATTTTTATTTGCGACATTAGCTATATCTAAAGCAAACTTTGCTTCTATGGTATTAGATAACTGAGCAGGTTCGGGCATGATATTTCTCCATAAACAAGAACACAGGACCGACAAAGATTCACTGGTGGTTGAACACCACCAGTGAATTCCTTGTAGGAACTAGTACATTTGTGTGTTTTGATGATAAGCTGAAACAGCTTCTTGATGTTTTAGATATGCTCTGCCTGAAGAAGTAATGTTGAGCATGGATGGATTATTTGAATTTGATTTCAAAAATCCGTGTTGAATTAATTTAGTAGTTGATCTAGTATCGGTTGTGTCATACATGACATAACCATTTATTGCTGCTGCACGTAATATATCTATAGGACTATTAAGTCCTTCTCCTGCCCAACCTTCTCTAGAAAATCCACCTCTACGTTGTTTGTAATAGTAATATCCCACACCTCCAGCGATTAATGCTAGAGCTCCACCAATGAGCCACGGGGTCATGTCAGTAGAGGCCGTAGGAGCAGGAGGGGGAGGGGGAGGAACGATCCCGCCATTGCCGCCGCCCCCGCCGCCCCCGCCGCCCCCGCCGCCTCCATTTACGGTTGAGCAAGGAGCACCAGCGCCGAAACAGATCGGAGGAATTGTGATGTCGGGTTCAGGGAAAACTTTTTTCAATGCAGTTTGAGAATCTTTTCCGTATTTACCGTCTGTTTCAATTTTGGGGCCATCATAGAATCCACGATCTACGTCATTATTGAATGCTACTTGAAATTCGGATACTGCTGCTGCTAGATTAGCAGAACAATCACATCCAAAACTGGAATTGATGTAATCGATAACATCACGGCCTTTCTCTTCGCTAAGAGTATTTCCTGCAATAGTAACTTCGGGAATGGTGATTTCGGCCATGATTGGGATCCTTTATAAATAGTAGTTTGCAGCAATTTCTCGTGCAGATTTAGGCGGCTTAGTTACTATATATGCAACTCCTGCTCCTGCAGTTAGTGCAAGAAGTCCTATGAGAATAGGTGTATAAGGAGATACAGTAGGTGCTGGTGTTTCCCCTACTTTACCTCCACAACCGTGAGATTTTCCTGCACATCCTGCGCAACAGGGCCAGCTTTCTGGTAATTTTAATACTTCTCCGAGATACATAGTTCGAAATGTCAGTACACCATTAATTACGACTCGTTCTTTATTTGGATTTGCAAGAATTAAATCAATAACTCTTGTTCTATCTCCAGTTTTTTTGCTTGCAATTTTTTCGGGAGAGTCTCCCTGAACTACAATATAATTATCGGACATAGCAATCCTCTTGTAGTCCTCTAGGTTCTTTATAATATTCCTCTTCCTGAAAGATTAAGCTACCTGCTACTCGCCAATATACTGCATCAGGAAAATTATATACAAATCTATCTTCGGGAGGTAAATCTGCTGATGTGAGTCCTTCTGGTAGAACTAATCCGCATCTAGTTTCGGGATCTGTTTGTTGTATACTTGCAAATAGAGCAATATCACATGGACCTTCTATTTCTATATCAATAGAATCCCATGCTTGATTGCTTCTCCATCCGAATCGAAGATCGTGTAATGCAGATAATCCAGATATTAAAGGTGTGCCGTATGGAATTCCACCATTGGGAGGAACATACCCTCCAGCATCACCTATTGCATTTTGAAATAATAATGCTGGTGTTGGTGAATAAAGTTTTATTTCTCCATCTGTATTGCTGTTACTTGATGTATAAAATTTCATAGGTGGGATTCTTTGTAAATACCAAGTAATATTTGCATCTACAAAGTGCCACATAGAAGAAGTAACTTCTAATTCTAATGGATATGTACAAGCAGTAGGATCTTCTGAATTAGAAGGAATATAGGCACCAATTGTTACTAATTGACGAATACCTACTAATCTCGCTTTTTGATTTGCATTAAATCGAGCCATAGCAAGCATCATCATATATCTATTTGCTGGTATATCTCCTTGAGCTGCAGTAGCAGGTACACGAAGACCTGTATTGTAAGGACCTCCGGATGGATCAGATCCTACTAATTGTAGATCCTGATCCAATCCTACTGTTGATATTTCATATCGAGTCCCTCGCATGCGCATGAGAAACTCCTTATTTACGAAGGCATGCGGGATCGGGAATCCAAAACCCCATTGCACGAAGACGATTAGCAGCCTCAGTACCTGTCATATCATCGAGGGTATGATCTAAAAACTGCCATCCATTAAATGTGAGAGTGACAGTGTACGGTGGTCCATTAGGAGAAGTAGAAGGAGGCGCCTGCGTAAGAATAAATTCGGTTTTAATAGACTGCTGTTTGTATAAAGGCCATCCAGCAGACCATCTAGATGCACAATAGTTATTAACAAAATTTTCTAACGGAGTATATTGAGGACTTACTAAATATCTAGGTCCTGAATGCACGCTTACGCGCACACTAACTCCAGGCTGTGATTTCAATGATGCATCATATAGCGGTTTGAATACGTTTCCAGAAAACTCTTGGGGAAGTAACAGACTGAATGAAAGATTATCAATCCATGTTCTTTGAGCAATAGTGGTATCCAGATCTCCTTCAATAGGAGGTTGGCTCAATGAAAACGATGAAAACACTGCAACACAATTCATAGAAATTGGAATTTGAGGAATTCCTAGAGTCATTCCGTATGCAGCTACAGGATCAGTTAAAGCAAGATCTTGAATGAATTTCGGTCTGGGTTCCATTATTACTCCCTCGGGAATTTTATAGGGTAGATAGCAATGCGCGGGTGACTGGAGTATATCCAGCACCCGCGCATCGCGATTTTCACGCGCTACCGTTACGGGAGCTGCGGCGCGTTCGAAGCCATGTTAACATAATCCGACATTGCCTGCGGGATATACTGTTTCCAAGGACCCCAAACTTCGAATCCCTTGATAAGGATTGCAAACTTAATGCAACCACCCTTCATCAAGACTCTCGACGTCGTAACCTGCTGACCAGAGAACTGATTTGCGCCCTGATCAAGCGTGAGCTCCGGCATCACAGCGACTGCTCCCGGAGCAGTAGAAAGACCCGTAAGATTCGCATCAATCGTAATCGTCGCGAGATTGGCTCCGCTCTGATTCTCAGAGATACTCATCTGACGAAGGAACTGCTGATAATGATAATTATCCTGCAGTTCGAGTCTCATTCCGATCGGAATACCACGCTCCATGAAGACCGGCTTAAGCAACTTCCTATACGGAAGCGGCATAGCAAGACCACCCTGATTGCGCAGACCACCATGCGTCGTAGGCGCGAGATCAAAATCTCGCGTAGGATGAAACAGACCGGTATTGCCTTCCGCACCCGTGGGAAGCGGCGCACCATTTACAGATCCGTATCTACGGCAATTGACAGGAACGAAAACGCCCCCACCTTGCTGTGCACGATAGCGGTTGTTCGTCTGTCGAGCATACTCGATGACATCAACTTCCGACGTGCCTGCAGCAACAGCTTCTGCATACGGACCAAAATACGATACGTCGGCAGCGAGCTCGTCAACGACATCATATCTCTGATTCATGATCCACACGAACTTGTAAGCATTGGCAAAGTGCCAAGCAGCTTCCCAGCTCGCATGTCCCCATTTCAAAATAGCAGGCGTAAGCGTGCTACCTTCAGGAACGCCCAGAACCTGGACGTCGTTAGCCGTAAACACATCCGGGCTAACCGGGGTAGCCGTTGCAGACGAAGGAGCCGGCTGCAAACAGTTACCAATCTGAACGAACGTCTGAGGCTCGCCAAAGATATGCACACCAAATCCGATTGCAAGCATATCCGTCTGGAGAGTTCCATTCGTGATAAAGCTCGAATCGACGCTATCGATACCGATAACCGATTTGCTGCTCTGGAGAATATCAACTTCATTACTGAATGTAGCAGAGAGCTGCTGATCAGTAAGAGGAAGCGTAGTCGTCCAGGTCACGTACTCGATGACCGGAATCTGCGTGAATCCGTACTGAAGCACGGCATCTGCAACTGCAGGGGAAGGACCAGCGCCTAACCCAATCATTCTAGCGGGATTGACTCTCATTTGTTTTCTCCATTAATCCCCGTTGGTATAACCAAACTTGGATTAGTGTTTGTGGAATTTGTGCTGATCACTTTAGTTATCGGGAAACATTCCCGTAATCTTCGTTTTCAGCGGAGGTGTTCCACAACACCCACTATTTGCTTCATTACGAGCTGCGGAATACGCATTCTGCAGAGCAGCCATAGGCGTTTCAGCAGACTGCGGAGTGCAGTTAGAAGGAGATGCAGCAATCACAGCTCCGGCCGAGTAGACCGGAATCATGTTAGTGTTGTTTCCAACACCGTGCGCAGTATCAATAGGCGCACATCCACTGGACGCCATAACTTGCGCTACCGGACCAGTAGCACCGCCACTACCGGGATAAACCGTAGTGTTTGTCTGCGAAGCAACCGGTGCTCTTCGCGTAGGAGAATTGGTATCTCCGTACACCATGTCATCAGTTGCACCAACACCGTACGGAGCACCCATACCGGTTCGTGCACCTAACATCTTCGGACGACCAACTCCCGTGGGGAGACCAGATACAACGGCCGGCATTGCATCAACCATCGCCTGAGAGCTAATGGTTTCCGGCATCAGTTGCTGAACAGTCGCATTGTTCTTCAGATACTTACCAATAAGATAAGTACGAACAACCTGACCAAACAAGTGAAGACCGGCACCAAGACCAAAGCCCTGAAGCGCAGCTCTCCCCATCGGCTGATGAACGAAGTTCGCTAAAGCAAACGGTGCAACAGCCATTCCAGCCTGAACTGCCATACGAGTGATGCTCGGAGCAGCAAGAATCAGTGCCTGATTCTCAACAACCGATGCAGTCTTTTTCGTGGCTAGATAACGATCAACTACATCCGTAAGAGTGTAGCCAATACCACCAGTCACAAGAGCGAGTGCAATCTCTCCACCCGAGAGCGGGTTTTCAAGAGCACCCTCACCCATACGTGAATAATCAATGGGCGACGACGGAGCAGTCATTCCCGGATAAGCAGCCGGAAGTCCTAAGATCGCCTTCTTAGTACGACGCTTACCCTTCTTTCGACCCTTCTTCTTAGAAGAACCGCCAGAGTTTTTGCGAAGACTTCTAGCAATAAGAGCCTTCACTTCTTTATGAGATAACGTCACTCCAGAAGCGCGACGCGTACCGGCACGCTTACGAGCGCGCGGTCTACCCACGCTACCGTAAACCGCACGCTTGGCTCGCGTACGACAAACTCGAGCAATCTGAGCAACCTTTCGCTTGCGCGCCTTTTTCTTACCGGCGCGCGCATGCGCCATAGCACGAGCCTTCGCTAAAGCGTTTCTACGTCGTGTAGCAGCCGCTTTCTTCCCTGCACGCTTGCGAGACGTCGGTGTATGAGGATTTTCATGCATCACTTCTCGTGCTGCGGATTTGCGGTTCTTTCTGCGACGACGTTTCATAGGCCGAGCCTCCATTACATTTATTACGGTTCTGGGAACACTGCGCCTCGTTCTCTTTCGAGTAGACGATTTGCGAGCACGCGTTCGAGTCCTCTTAACAGGGGACCTTTTCGCTGTACGTCTTTTTGCAGTACGCCTTTTTGCAACTCTTTTAGTCGCAGTACGCTTTGCAGCGTGACGCTTCTTCGTTCCACTCTTTTTCGTGGAGCGTTTCTTCGTCTTCCTTTTAACACCAGGTTCCATAAAACGACCGGTGCGCTTGTCGCGCTTGCGCTTGCGTGCAGCGGACGACTTTTTTCTCGATTTGCCTGCCATTGGTTTCCTCCCGAAAGTCGGGTAGTCCTTATACCGCCCAGCTAGCCTAGCTCTTTTCCACGCGACGCCAGCACAGTAGCTTTTTTTCCGAGCGCCCGTAAAACGTTTTGCACTCTTGCTTATAGTACAATCTTCATAGTAACGGGTCAAATCAGCATTTAGACGTTTCCGCTTTTTATAGGATTTCGCAACCCGCATAGGGTTGGATTTTCGTTGTGGACCAACAGGCATAGCGGCCTGATCATCTCCACTACGAAAAGCATTCATCTTATCTATATAACTTGCAACCATGATGATATCACCACCAGTTTAGGGGTAAACAAATCCTCTCCAATTTACAATACATCCTTCTGGTAGTTGTATACGATAATATTTATCACATTTAGTTATTTGAACTACAGTATTACCTTTAAAGAAATGGAAATATTTATGTTTATATTTTCCAACACGTCTATAGCGTATTTGAATGCTATTACCTAAATATTTCCAATCACTATTAACTGGAACTGTAGTAATTGCTTGAACACCAACATAAGAATTACCAAAATATTTTTTTGCATCTGAAGTCATAGATGCACGAATAGATGATCGTTTATACGGTCCTATATACACAGAACATTTTGGTAATTGTACTCCATCAGGATCATGAATAATTCCATACTCGACAGGTGGATTTAACCATCCACCACCTTCAAGTTGTATTTGAACATCATAACCTTTTATTAAAATCATAGCATGATCCGTCAAAGAGTCACTGTTTTGGTGTGAGGGTTATTTGTTGTATTGACTCCTATTGCGGTAATGCTTTTATACGATGCCGTTCAATGAAATCTTTTATCAAAGGGGATCCGAAATACACAACCGCTACTACAGTTCCTCCGATAACAGTCCATTTTACGATTGTGCCAAATTTACCTAGAGCGCTAGAAAAAGGATCTTCTTTAGGAGCATCTTCATCAGCTCGACCTTTATTCAAAGCAGCAAGAATTTCTTTGGCTTCTTTAGAAGAACATTTGCCACTAGTTACGCATTCCATTACTGATTTATTAGTAGCTTCTCTTGCCGCTAATTCTATTGTTCTGGCAATTTTTGCAACAGCGTAATACATAGCTACAGCAGCTATTGCCACTCCTGCTACTACGGCAATTCCTACAATTATTTGAGGTACACCTACCGTACCTGTAGATTTCTGTTGAATTTGTGCATCAATCTGTTCTTTGGATAATGCTTTTCCATCTCTAATAGAGAATCCACTAATTAATTGTCCGGCAGCATTAAAAAATCCAACTATGCTATCTGATGCAGTTTCTATTATTGTATGCAGACTCCAAGGATCACCGGGCTTTGCTTGTACATATACAGAATTATTTCCTTCATCTACCAATATATTACGTAATCCATTCAATGCTTCTCTGCCGGCCTGAACTAGTGTAGTTCCGACATTCCACATCTGGACTGAGATTGTGGCCATATTAGCTGTCCACGATCCATCAGCAGGAAAATCACTTACGCTACGAATTCCTGCTAAAGGTTCGGGATCATACGGTCTATTCGCAAATAAAGTTCCTCTGACGTATTCAATTTCATTTATAGATCTACCTAGACTACTAATGGTATTTTCTAATGTACTGAGAGCATCACTCAATGCCGCAATAGCTGATTCGGCTATTCCTTTTTCAGGAGGAGCTCCGACTCCTATAAAATCACCAGAAACTGTGCCATCTTTAGGTGTAATTAATTCTTCTAATGGATCGACCCATTTCTCATGTGTAGCAGGGTACGAAGTACCTACACTAAATGTAGAACTCGACGGATCAATTTTCTTCCATCCACTTGCTGTCTGAATAGCAAGCATTACGTGACTAGGAATTGGAGATGAATCAAAACTCTGACCAATAATTTTTATAGGTATGTCTATACTCATTAGACATGATCCTAAAGCAATAGTGAGATCGTCGCAGTCTCCTGCACGCATACATAAACCAAATTCATCGAGACAAAGCGTGTTTTTAGCTGCAACCATGTACTCAGCGCCCGTAGGATCAGGCGCATAGACAGTGCGTTCTCGCACCGCATCAAGAATGGCTTGCGCCTTTCGAATCGTATCCTCCGGCTTCCCTGCTTTAATAAGGACAGTACCGACCCATGCTCTTATGCGGGGATCCAATCTCCCTTCCATAATGCGTTTACATATCTCATCTAAAGAGATAGAAACACCTTCAGATCCGCCAGGATGACGTCTACGTTCAATTTGAATTGTATCGCCGAGCGCATTCTTTGCACTTTTGACAGAGGGCTGAAACTCTCCCATGACACGCTCCGATCACAACCAACAGTGAACCTTTGTCGGTCCTTTTTATACTATATTTAATTCATTAATAGGAGTCATAATTATCTATATTTCTCCGGTAATGTTTGTTTAGCTCCCGGATAATACAACGATGTTAATGTCCATGGTTCTACGCCTACAAAATATATAAATCCTCCGCTTATTCTTTCTAATTCTGATATTGCAGAACAAGGATCTTCTACGTATTCGAGAACACATGAACAAAATACAACTACACTATTATCCGAAAACGGTAGTTGTTTTGTTATATCAAAAGGAACCCAATTTGGACAGACACTAGGAGATAAATCTATTGTTACATCCCCACATCCGTATCCTCTAGTTACTCCTCCATCAGGAGCTCCAACTACAACTAATGGACGATTTAATTCAGCAGCTTTTATTTTTGCCGCTTCAAATAACTGTGTTCTACGATATCGTCGTATACCCCACCAAAATAATTCCCAAGCAGATACTGTAACAAGAGAAACTGCACCGGATGTCAATGCATCATCTAATGCAGTTTCTTTTTTTCTTATTGCTTGTACAGCATAAGTTGTTGCAGCTGTGGATGCAGCAATTCCAGTTATAGCTGCTAACATTCTATAAGGAATACCTGTGCTGCCAGGAATCATTACTTCACCTCATCCAGTCCATTTCATAGGCATCATTGTTCTACTTGCATCAATTGCAGTTCCTGGTGGACCCACCCATTTTGCAATAAATACAGCCATTGTCCCCATCATGTCTTGATTAGTAGGTCTAGGAATAGCTTTAGGCCAAGCAGATCTAGGATCTCCAGGAATATATAAAACTTCTATATTATACCAGACTCCAGATTCTTTTATATCATTTGTAATAGCTTGTTTAGTAGGATTTTTATCAAATTCAGTTTTATTTAATAAAGAGGCGACAACATATACATTACCCGGATCAAGTGTAACTTGCGGCGTCCAGTGAGCTGTATCCGAAGGATCTGGTTCTTTACTAGTTTCTGCAGATGCCGATTTAGGCCATAAAAAATATGCAGCTATGCCTGCTATAGCCGCATATCCACTGACATAAAGAGCTGTACGTGCATGAGGACTTAGTTCTTCATAAAACATGATTAATACTCCTGTCCGCCACCGTGCATAGTTTTTCGAGATTCATTATACCACCAGGCTGCACCACCAATTACTGCTAATGCTGCAAGACCAGCTAACACAAGAGATCCAGTATCACTTTGAGACGGAAGATCTGTAGTTGTTGATGTAGTAGTTGTGGTTGTAGTATTTTCTGTTCCAGGCAACACAATAGGAACAGTTCCGCCTGGTACAGTGATAATAGGTCCTGATCCTGTAGGAGGATGTGTAGATACAGGAGGATTAGAAACGGGTGGATTATTTGTTGTAGGAGGATTAGAAACGGGTGGATTTGTAGAAGGAGGATTTGAAACAGGAGGATTAGATATGGGTGGATTTGAAACAGGTGGATTAGATACTGGTGGATTAGAAACAGGAGGAGGATTAGAAACAGGAGGAGGATTAGAAACAGGAGGTGTTTGTGTAGGAGTATTTCCTGTGCCGCCAGGAGTAGGAAACGTTTGTTGATTGGCAACTGCTGTCATCAATCGATCATATCTACCTTGTAATTCACTTAATTGGGTTTGTAGATTATTTTTTTGATTAGCTAAATCAGTAACAGTAGCCTTCATTGAATTTATGTGACTAACAATATCTAAAAGTATGGGCCCGTGTGAATAAGTCATTTCCCAAAGATAATTGAGAAAATTAACAGGATTAAGTACATTTCCAGAGGGTTGTCTATACTGTTGCGCAACTAAATCCGCAGCAGTTTTTGCAGATTGCAATCTAGAATCTAAACTAGTAAGAAAATTTACATCTTGATCCAATTTAGAAAAATCAACTACAGTAGATGGATAAATTCTAGATGTAGCAGATCCTCCTGCATTATTTATAGAATTTAATGCAGTAGTTGAATGAATAGGAGAAGATGTCGTTAACAGAGCTTGCTCAGGCATGATTTTCTTCCTTTATAAAAGTTGATCTGTGTGAATTAATAATGCACCTGATCCAGCTCTAATTTTTGTTAGTTGATACAAAGTTGGTTTGAATTTAGCTATTTCTACATTTTTTCTATAAAAAGCTGCATCTCCATTAGGAAGCATGCGAACAGTTTCTGATGATGGATCTTGCGATAAATCTACTCTATATGCAACTTTTCTCTTTTTACTCTTCTTTTTTGGTAAATTTAATATTTCAGCAGGAGGTGTAGATTCCGGTAATTGTTCTACCTCAGGATTTTCTCTTGCAAATAATCTTACTGATTTTCGTTTAATCCATCCAGTACTTCTATAATAAATATTTTTGGCTGCACCTGTATATGTCATACCAGAACTATATGCATAATATCCAATAGCAGTAGCAATAGCTACTGTACTTACTATTGCAGTATTTCTTATAAAATGAGATGGTTCATCAACAGTACCAATATCTAATTGTGTAAATTCTCCCGGAGATGCTGTAGAAATCCTGCTATCTAACGGAAGACGTTGAAATTTTTTACCGGATTGAATCGTTAATCTCAATTTAGATTGTATTTTTGGCCCCGTATTTATTGAAATAGGAGCAAATCTACCTTGATAATCAAATGTAGATGTAAGCATAAATTCAACAAATTTTGTAGTAGTAGTCCATCTCAAATTTGTTATTGACCAGGGATGCCCACATTGATCCAAATCACCTTCACCGATAGGTGATGCCCCGCTTATTGTATAAGCGTAAGAACAATATCCTTGTGCAGCATTTACAAGATATTCTGCAGAAGGTTCTGGATACATAGGATTATATACAAATTTAGAACTATCACTATGTGCATCATTCCATAAATTAATAGCACCAATCAATAAAGTACGATCATTCATATTTACATTACAATTTACTCGAGACTCCCAATTACGTAACAATAACCCATAAAAATATTTTCTAAATTCAATTTCTGTACGTGCAGCAGGATCAATATTTGGATTTTTATATAAGTAATCATCCATAGCCCATAATTCATTGAACACTACTCCAAACATCCAGAACATAGCAATAGATGGAGTTCCAAAGAATTGATATATACCAAAATTAGGATATGAACCTAGAATATCTCTTCCAGATAATCGAAGAGTTTCTAATCCAGGAAGACGTACTCGAGGATCCCATTGTTCAGTACCAGGAACTAGTACATTTCGATCAATTACATGCCACCAAGCATTATCATTAAATCCATACGGAACCACGCGATCTACACGCGGTCTACCTGATAAAAGATCTTTTCCTACAACACAATCCATTGATATATCTGTAGGAGCAGATTTAATTGGTGTACTGCCACCAAGAATTCCTATTACATCATCCAAAACATTATAAAATGCTTCTGCCGCATAACCAACAGCTGCAACAGCCGCACCTAATGCAGGAGAACCTGCAAGTGTTGCAATAGTCGCTGCTGTAGCAACAACCATATCCCAAGAAACTGAACCACCTGCCGCAACACTAGATATCGCACTAGTTGCAGCATTGAATCGACTAGCTTCTTTAGATACACTTTGAAGATCAGTGAGTTGCTGTTTAGCAGCAGCACTTAATTTATCGATAGGAAATACTTCAGTTGAATTAGAAGCCGAAACATCACCTATAAATCCTAACCAAGATTCTGGAATATATAGCTTCTCTCCAACAGTAAGAGATTTGAAAGTAGTGTTTCCTCCATAACTAAACCATTTCTTCTGTGGATTAGCTAGAATGAGATCTTTTGTTCTATCTACATCCCCTACAACCTTTTTCGCAATTGCAGCCGGAGTGTCGCCGAGTTGTACTTCGTAGACAGACATAAATTTCAAGATACCACAAATAAAGAAAGGGTGCGTCAGGATTTACCCAACACACCCAGTGAATCCTTGTAGGATCCAGGTTTAGATACTATTTAGGTATATTTTTCAATACATCCATAGATATCATTGATCTATTAGATTGTACTTGTACAGGTGTTGCCTGTACAACAGGTGTAGGCGACGGAGGTGCTTGTTGTGATTGTTGTACAGGCTGTGACTGTTGTATAGGAGGCTGTGGTTGTTGTACAGGAACTTGGACTGGTCTTTGAGCAACAGGTTGTTGAACATTTTGTGGTTGTTGAATAACTTGTTGTACAATTGGACGCTGTTGTTGCTGTTGGGGTGGTAATTGATGCATCATAGGCTGTTGTGGCATCATTGGCTGATGTACAACTTGACCTTGTTGCATTTGTTGTTGCTGCATCTGAGCAAGCGATCCACTTATTTCACTAACTACTCCAAGAATTTTAGGTGCGTTTCCCATAATAGTACCTAACCAATTGATGGATCCATCACCTTGGTTATAAGCCATCATCATAGGATTAGGACCAGGACTCAAAGGAATTGTCTTAAATGGAGGCGGTTCCGATGGAATTGGAGCTATAGGATTTTCTTCTTCCAATTCAGATTCTGATATATCAGGAACATCAACAATATTCTTTATATCTTTCATTGCTCTAGATAATCCAGAAAGCATAGTAGTTGCTTTCTGAATTTCTAGTAATGGATTTACGGATTGCGGAGCTTGTTGAGGTTGCTGCGAAACTTGTTGCATAGATTGTTGCGGTTGCTGTTGTGGATACATTCCCGGATGGTGTCCCGGGGGATATCCATACACAGGTCCATAGGGAGTTTGCATCCAACCCATACCAGGTTGTGATGAAGGATTCGACATGTATTGTGGTGATACGCTTGGATAATGTTGTGGCGATTGATAATGTTGTTGTGGCAATTCAACTGAAGGTTGCACTTGAGGAATGAAAGGTTGTCCATTTGCATTAAAACTCACTTGTGGGAAAGCAGATGTTACTGGTGCAGAAGGTGTTGGAGGTGGAGGTGGCGGAGGCGGAGGTGGGGGTGGAGACATAATAATAGGAGGCATAGGTAGAGGTTGTCCACCGCGCTCTCGCATTTCTTTTACTTGTCCTAAAACTTCAGCAGTTTGCATTTGCTGAAGTTGCATATCAGCCTGCACTTTTTGTAAATGCTGAGTAAATGATGCCATCATATTATACATCATTACATCATGTGCTTGTCCTCCATTAGTATTTTGTGGAGGAGAAGGAGGCTGTTGTAAATAAATATTTGGTGCGGGTTGTACTATAGGTTGTTGAATTTGAGGTTGCTGTGGAGATTGAACTGTAGATTGCTGAATCGGTTGAGGTACAGACTGTGTCGATTGCATAGGAAGTTGGCCCGACAAAGGATTCACTGTGGGGTTGGGGTGAATCGGTTCATATTGAGGGGCTGGATAGTGGTGTGAAGGCGGTGTAAATTGTGGTTGAGGATATGGCATATAAGGAAATCCATGCGGCTGTGGAGGCTGCATAGGAATCATCTGTCCAAACATATTAGGCTGATACATTACAGATGGATTTCCCATCATGCCCGTATTAGGTTCATAGCCTTTTTGTGACTGTGAATCTATTGTAGTATCAGGCATATGTATAAATCCTCTGCCTCGTTCAGATCCATTCGCTTCTTTAAGACGAATTTGATATGTAGCAGGAGGACTAGATCTATGAATATTTTTAGCTATATGACTGTATAATTCTGATCCAGTCTTTAATGATGCGGCAGAAATAGGTTGATAATCCTGTGCTGGAAGCGGTTCAGTTCTCTGAAAGAAAATATTTAGATGAGTTGATGGATAAGCTAACTTTACGTTATCAAATACGTGAAGTGCGTCCGATTCTCCCCAATGGACATTAGTTTCGCCGTTAGCTTTTCTTTTTATAGTTTTTGCTACTTTTTTATTATATTGTGCACTCTCTGGACTTACTGCTCCAATTTTTCTCACCTGTTGTACAGAAAGATCTCCTTCCGTAGAAATAGATCCATCTTCGTTTTTAGGTACACCTTCAGGGAAGATAGCAGAAGTAACATCTCCAACAGTTACATTAAGACTTGCGGCTTCCCCCGCATTTAAGGATTGAGCTTTTTTTTGTCTAGGCACGATACACGTCCTTTAAGTTATTATTACTGAATCCACGATAACCTTGCTGTTAAGTTTATTTGCAAGGATATGTGCGAAAAGTTGAACAAATGGCGGTATGTCTGATGCAGGAGGTGGAAAGTAAGCAAAAAATGAAGGAGCCAGTTTTGCTACTGGTCCACCAGTGCCATTTAATCCAGAATATATGGTTATTTGGCCTATATTAGATCCAATACTTCCGGCTGTAGTAATCGTCATATCACTTATAGTAAAATGATTTGTACCTACAAGATTTACAGGAGTCTGTCCATTAAGAGCAACGACTTCGACATGAGGCCCGCCTCCACCTACATCATCATATGTAATTGTTACGGTTCTAGCCCCTGTTCCGCCATCAACATCTACTTCTGATGTAGATAGAATAGATCCTTGGAAATCTTCTTCTATTTGTGCGAATACTTTACCAGCTTGTGCTTGCGGTTCTGTATATAAATTAATTAATCCTGCGTTGGTTCCTAGTGTACCTGTATTCAAAGCAGTCATTGTAATGTTATTATGTATATTTGCAGGAGCATTAAATGATGTTGATACGTTTACAGGCGTAGTTCCATCTAAACCGACTTCTATGGATTGTGTATTGTCTAATGTTCCACCTACTGGAACATATCTAATTATTACTCTTTGAACTCCAGTACCTCCTTGAGTATCATTTGGACTAGATGAAACTACAGATCCAGCAAATTTAGTAAGTGGAAATCCTGTAGGATCATCAAGATCATATGCTGTAAAAATAGGACGAAGAGAGAATACTAATTCTCTCTTCACTATATCCGATCCTATAGTTGTAGTTGTATCTGTATCTAGAGATGCACCTATTTCTATTAGTTCATATACAGGCAGAATAACTGCAGCAACAGCAGCCTGTAGGGTTGCCAAACTAGAGATCTGTTTTCTAATCCTATAGGATAATGTTGCTTGAGTAGGCATTTTATATCCTTATGTGTTCGGCATAGAAGAGGGCAACGGCATATTAGGAATAGGAGGCATTCCTTCAGGTTGCTGTTGCGGAGGAATTTGTGGGGCTTGTGTCATTTGAGGAACCTGAGAAATTTGAGGAGTTTCTTCCTCATCTTCATAATCATCGTCGTCTTCTTCCTCTTCAATTCCCTCACTAATTGCTTCAGATTCTTTAATCATTTCTTGTAGATTATGAAATGGAACCAATTCCATTACAGCTCTAACGCATTGGGGCATTATTGTAAATCTAAGTGCCTGTTGATGATCATAAAATCCTGTACCAATATTGGGTACAGCATATACCTGCACAGCACCATCAATTAAAAACATTCTTTTAATAATGCTGGTTTCATCTCCAGGAATAGGTTTTTCAATTTGCCAGATAACTTTTCTGACTGCGTTAGATTGACCTTGAATGGGTTCCGGATCAGGATCGGGTGCATCAGCAACAACAGAAACAACAATTGTTTTAGCCATGATAAGAACTCCTATCGTATAAGTTTTTCGTCAGCAAAAGAAAAGTAACCATGAGATCCAACTATAATATGATCAAACATCGGAATACCGATTGTCTGAGAAGCTTTTATTATAGATTTTGTAAGCTCCTTATCTGCTTCACTAGGCTTTACGACACCAGAAGGATGATTATGAGCTACGATAAATGCAGTTGCTCCATCTAATAAAGGAAGTCTAAGAACATCAGGAATCGGAACCTGAACTCTATCTCTTGCTCCTCTTGTTATTTCTCCAACACCTCTAACATACAATTGTGTATCTAGAAGAACTACATAAAAAACTTCTTGATCTTCTGCAGTAAGATAATCCTTCAACAAACCATATATCTTTTTTGAATCTGTAATCTGCCCATACTTGCGCGCCGATTCCAGACATTTTCGAAAGCGTGTAGGGTCTCGCGTCGCACGCACCCACGGCAGACATGCACCACTCTCACACGCGCCTTGTGGCTCCTCTGTGTTAAAGGAGTAGGGCACTGGCATCGTTTCGAGCACCTCTATGTCTGGTGAAAACGCCGACGGAGCTCCCTCGGCAATAGCGATCTGGGACTCGCCCATGTGTACGGGAGGAATGGGCGCAACCGAAACGGGTGAATGCGAGCACCCGCATTTGGGAGCTTCTGTAGGTTCGGCAATAGTCGTTTGGACAATTTGCGTGGTCTTCTTACGCATGGCGGAGCCTCCAACGTAATTATTGGCTCTTTTCTAGCAAGACGTCGGGAAATAATACGCAATAAAACCGTAGTTGAATAATCACACACCAAATATATAATAGCACCCAGTACAAAACAAAGGAAGTACACAACAACCATTATTACACCACAGTGATTCTTTGAGGGATCTTAAAAGCGTGTTTCGATAAAACCACATTCAAAAATTATATAACTTATCGTCTCCTTTTCTCTATCCACAACAAAGGATCAAACCTTAAACTTCAGCCCAATTGTATCCAGCTTTAATTTCAGACTTAAATTCTACTTCTTTTCCCTTTATTAAAATTTTCTCTTTAATCACTTCTTTGATGATACCAATCATCGTTGCTTCTTCATCTGCATTATCATTAATTTCAAATATTCCTGCATCATGAATCTGTCCAATCAACAAAACTCCAGGAATTGTATCTTTTGCAATTTTTCTAATCTTCTTAAGTTTGATATTCATTACATCGGCAGCAGTGCCTTGAATGTCAGTGTTTGCAAGCTTAGAAGCTTCAGGTAAATGTCCAAACCAACGAATACGTCCAGATAGATAACCAGTTACAATATACCCTCTTTTCTTACAAAAAGCAATTTTTTCGTCTACATATTCAAAGTATCTTGTAAATCTACTCTTTAAACGACTATCACACTCAATAACTTTACCAAGTTTTATATTGAATTTATCGGCTAAAAGAGTTTCATGTAGTTTTACAGCTCCAGCTAGATAATTCAATGCAAGACCGAAGATCTTGGCTGCATTACGCATAGGAGCACCTTTTCCTTTTTTCGCTTGAACAGGATCCATTAATTCAGGCAGTTCACCAAATAGAATCTTTGCATTAAATGTATGCATATCTCCGGATTCAACAGCTTGAATATATACTTCATCCTGAGAAATATACGCAGCAACTTTAGGTTCCACTTGACTCAAGTCAAATGATATAAGTTTTCTTCCTGGCGGAGCCCTATAAATCGTTCTAATTTTTTGTTCTGGTTGATCTTTTTTACGATCATCTATCTTCTTTAAATTAGTAAGATTAGGTCCTCTACATGCAAGACGTCCTGTAGGAGTACCAAAACTCTTCCAACTTGGATGAACTCTGCCATCAGGTTCTATAAAAATATTGTCTAAATAAGTCACCCGCATTTTTATACAGGATTTAAATTCAATAATTTTACTACTAAATTGTCCATATTTTCTATCGGCTAATACTGCTAATGCAGTAAGCACCTTCTTTCCAGTAGAAGGCATTTCAGTTTTCTTTGTACGTTCTGTAATAGGAGCGCCAAATTGTTCATACAGAATTTTTCTAATATCTACAGGCTTTGTTGGAGAAAAATCCCATCCAACAAGTTCTTTCATTTCTGCAAGTAACTTGACTTCTTTTTCTTTAATATCTGATGATAATTTATTTTTTATTTCTACATCTACCCAGGCTCCATTTATCTGCATTTCTCTACAAAGAATGGCTTGTTCCTTGTCTTCTTTATATAATTTCCACCAGGGTTTGAGATCTGATTGCATATGATCCCAAGATCTAATTGTAAGATGCGAATCTAATGCATTATATCTAAGTAAATCATCTATATCTAGATTCTTATGTTTTCCTTTTTCATCATTACCCATTTTTCCATATATAATTTTCCATGGTTCTGCATCTAAATACATAGATACTACATGGGCAAGTCTTTGTGGAAGATGACTAGCAAAAACGTGATGCGCAATAAGTGTATCTTCAACTCGATCTAAATCTATTTTAACTCCATAACGATCTAATACAATAGTATCGAATGCAAATCCGTTATGGAATACAACAGTCTTACACGAATTTAGAAATTCATGTAATAACGGAGCAAATAAATCTGTCCATTCCATAACGACAGATGTAATTCCATCAGATACAGAAATACACTCCATTTTAGCAACGGTAGGAGTTTCTTCGGTTGTTTCAATATCACATCCTACTGCAACAATATTCAAATTTCTAAGGTGTTTTTCTAATTCTTTTGTTGTTTTTGGTATTAAATAATGTTGCGGTACATCTAATTTTAGATAGCCATTTTTAATACGATCTCCTATACGTTTAAAATCTCTAGAGAACATAGGCCATTGAAGACCTTCTCTAAGAACATGAGCAGGATGAAATGTTGGATAAACCTCTCTGCCATCTTTTGTATTCCATTTAAAACCTCTAGAAATACCTATTGCAAGCTTTCGCTGCATAACATTTCTAAAAGCAAATGTTCCTACTGGAATAGCAGGAATATCTACAGCAAATTCTGCTAATTCATTTTGTAATCGCGGATTACAACATTTATATGCTTTAAGTTTCGCTGCATCATCTTCCCCCATACACAATGCAGCATTAGTTATATGTAATCGCGTTCTTTCTATTCCATTTTTCTTTAAAATATGATCAAGACGCTTACCTGACGGACCAATAAATGGTTTACCCTGCCGAACCTCCATGAATCCAGGTTCCTGGCCCACCAAAATTGCATCAGGTCTATCTACTAATGCTTTTGTAGGCGGAACAACTTTCTGTCCTTTACATGGACAATTATCACAATCAGCACCGCGAGCTCTAGGATCATACCCTTCTGGATAAGAAGATGTATAAGGCGAGGAAGGAAACAAAGGAACTACCACACCCATACAGTGAACTCCTTGTCGACCCTAAGTCTTTTCTGCAAATGTTTTAGTATCTTTAAAAGATTCACATTTACAAAGACTAAAAATACATTTCCCAATAGGTAATACAACCCATGATTTATCTCCTTCTTCTATATGGCATCTTCTATAATGAAAACAATTTTCACATAAATCTAATTTAGGATTTGATTCCATAGACATTATTTTTCATCCTGATTAACAATAACTGCGACGACTTTACCTGTTGAATGACAACGTTTACAATACGGCCATTTGTGTGGATAATCACCCTTTCGCAGATGAGTACAGTCGGGACAAAAACACCACCTATCACCTTCTTTTATTGGACCGCTACCGGGTATACATTTTTTCAATTATCGATTACCAATTCTTCCGTGTACAACTGTATGAAGTGCAATATATGCCAATTCTCTAACATTTACAGGCATTTCATGTTCACAAGATGATATTTCATTTAAGTCTAACCATATAGGATCTGTCCAACTACCATCAGAAATAAGTTGATCTGATTCAGACTCACATACAAAAGAAAAATTCATATGAATTCCTTTTGGGCCTGCAAGATGCTGTTCAAATCCTATATATCCTAAAGGTGTTCCGGAAACCATATACTTAGTATGCGGCCATCTAAGTTTTATTAAACCTGTTTCTTCACGGATTTCTCTTGCCGCTGCTTCAGAAGGATCTTCATTATTTTCTATTTCACCACCTATAGGAAGATATTTTCCTAGTAAAATATGATAAACTAGTAATACTCTATATCTATAGACAATAAATGTTGAAACAGAAAATGTTTTTTTCATTCATACCAACTTATAACAAGTGTATCAGATTACACACATGATTCCAATCATTTGTGCGAATGTATCTATGTTGTCTTCTAAAAGAAACATCTTCATATCTTTCATTTCGTTTATGCGCCCAAATAACACCAATTCCATTAGGATGTTCTTCACACCATTTGGTAACTATTTCTCCAGTATCATCAATTAACATATCTCCATGAACAAATTCTTTACGTTTGGTATGACTAACATCATTAATAGGATCGGCATTAAAAATGCGTTTTAACCATTGTCCTCGTTCATAAACCCAAGTCTTGGATTCAACAGCGGGCGCAGTTACAAAATGTACATATGCAAGTTGTCTAAGTAATGTTATGCCTTCATAGGCTCCATTATAAACATTAATAGCTGTACAAAATCCTTCTTGTCCCCATTTTTCTGTAAATTCTTTATGAATTGCTACAGGAAGATGATTGTATATATCACTTGTAGTGATCATATCTTCAGTAAATTTTTTCCCTAATATCTGAGAAGCTAATTCACACATAGGTGTAAGACAATCGCCGACTACTCCATCAACATCAATATTTAATTTAATTATTTTAGATGTTCTCATTATGAACGTTCCATATTATATTGAGCAGCCTTCAATACTTGTAATGCATCTAATTTTTTCTTTTTAAGATATGGATCATTTGGGTTGTCTTCTAAATCAAAATCAGCATCAAGAAATTCATCTGTTGCTTGTTTTAAAGCTAATCGTTTATCTTTATTAGATCTTGTTGCCATGATATTTGATCCGTCAAAGGGTCACTGTTGGGTTTCTAGATGCTATCTGTAGCACAAGTTGGAAATGTGCGATCATTTCCTTTGTTTTTGATGGTAGTTCGTCTAGTGTACATCTATTATCTAATATATAGTCAAAATCGGTTGTAGGAATTTTATCTAGATCTGTTTCACTTATATGTTTTGCATCTGTTTCTGGAAGAGATCTTCCTTCACGAAGAAGTTTTACAGTGAATCCTAAAGGATCTTTTGTAAGATCTTGGAATTCGTGCATATGACGAAGGTCTTCTATTATAACACCATCTACTTTGAGATTATTGTATGTAGATTTAATTATTCCATGTGTTCTACTATATACATAATTCTTGTTTAGTAATTCATGTGCAATTTTTAATGCTAGTCGACTCCATGTATGTTTATGAAGCTTTTGTCCTATTCCTGTTAGGATTTCTTTTAATGCTGTTCTTGATGAAAATCCCCAATAAGGATCTACAACATCTCGTAGTTCACTAGGACCCCATAATTGATCTTCTGTAAAGTCGTATGCCTCCATACAAAAACGTTTGCCCGGATCTGCATAAGATATAATTTGGAAATTTCCTAATTGAGCAATGGCTTGTGCACATCTTGTTTTTCCAGATCCTATTTTTCCATGTATGCCTATAATCATAAGTTTTTACCCTTTCGTTTTACAGATCAAACAATTTATTTGGCAATAATTGTCTGAGCCCCGCGTCTTACAGTCCAATCATCTACATCTGTATCAACATGTAGAGGAACATTGGGAAGATGTAGTTTGAATGCTTCAATCATTTTATGTACAGCACGACGTAGAGTAGGATGTACTGTTTTTGTAGATCGGAGTTCTAAAACATAAACAGTTGCAGGAAGACCGTATGTCACACTACACGGAATTCTATACCCCATAGGGATATAACATTGACTAATGATTGCATCACTAGTAAGTTTCTTTGTATTTTTATGTAAATCAGTTAATAATTTTTTAGCTGTTGTTTGTAGTTCTGGATCTAATTGATCTAAATACCATTGTTCAAATCCAAGAGATTCAGTTAACAACGGCATTCTACAAACACCATTTCTATGTCGCTGAATATCTCTAAACGATCCAAAATCTAATGGAAATAAAAAGCTGAATTGACCTAGATCAGTTAGAAAATGTGGTAATACAGATCCTCTAGGACGAGAATCTAATATGTGTTGTACATTTTCTAAATCCTGAGGATCAATAGAACTTTTATATATTAATTCATTTCGAATCGCAAATGTTGATATGGGATATGTAAATTCGTATGCAATTTTTTCATTCCATACATCTCGAGCTTCACTACCATCTGTTGCGGCAACTCCACTTAGTGAAGGTAGACTCATTCCCTGTGCACTAGATTTATATTGTTCACTTAATACAGTTCTCAGATTAGCAGCAATTTCTCGTACTTCATTCAAAGGATGCTTCGCAAGTAGTACAAGATGATCACCAGCTTGTCTTAGATTCGTATGCCACGAAAGTTGTGTAGTAATTCCTGCAGGCAAAAACCCACGAAGAATATCAAATACTCTAGATTTTACAGCATTTTCATATGTTTCAGGACTTTCATCAGATTTTCTAGGGTATCGTTTTTTTACTTCTTCAGCTGTTCTAGAATGACTAGAAATATAGAAATTCATTAACGAATCTAGAATAGCTTTAGATTCATCAGTTCCAATTGGATCAATAATTTTCTGTTTAGACATGTCCATCGCTCTAGTCGATGTTTCTTGTCCACAATATAGAGGCCAATCTTGTATGGCTTTAGCAGCTAGCATACTAACACCCTCTATAAAAAGAGTAGTAGTACCACAATCTGCAATACTTTTGTGTCCATACCCTACATAATATTTTTCCATAAACTTGCCAGAACCTGTAGCAAGTACTTTATTAATATGAACTTCAGCACTCTCTGCACTGCGTGCATAGAGAGCTTGAACCATAGCACCATCTTCTGGATGAAGATTATCAACGAGAATAACTTTTCTATTATTACTGTTTAAAATATGCATTACTTACCACCTTGTTGCAGATCAACCAACACAACCTTGTCAGTATTATTCACAATTAAATTTTTTATATCATCCCATTGACCATTGAGTTTTATAGTTTTTATTATGAATCCTTTTGTTTGTGCTTGATTCTTTGCAGTTTCTTCATCGTCACTATATATGATAAGAGCTTTGCCACAAACAGTGGTTAGTTCATATCGATTACGCATTAGGATCGACACCTGTTTTTGAATTTTTTGTCCAATCACGACACTTAACGTTATTCCATGTATCTTCTACTGCTTTAAGTAATGGAATATTAAGTTCTAAATTGGCAATCCATACAAGTCTATTATATAATTCGCCAATCAAGATTTTTATATTGTTTTGATGTTCCTCATGTGTGCCTCTTATACCCTGTGTGTCTTTCAAAAAAGAATGCACAATTCTACCTATAAGTATTTCTGCAGTTCTTGTATTTGCAGGTTCAATTTTACACTGATTTATAGTATCATTGAGATTAATGCCGCTAATATTGCAAAAATCAGACATAAAAATAATAACATCACCTAATCCATCTTTTATGTTACACTTATGTTTTTCACAATTATCCGAATTGGGTTCATGTAACATTAAATTCATTGCTTCAGCAAGTTCTCCAAGTTCTTCTATCATCCCAAGTAATGGATGCCATGCAGGATGTTGACCAAAATTCTTTAATACCCACGGTGCATGCTCTTCTTGAAGTTGAGTTAAGGTAAATTTTGACATTACATCACCTATTACTTAAGTTCATCTTTGTCACTAATCTCACGCTTAGATAGTTTGTTAATCATTTGATCACAAAGACTAACAACTGATCTAGCTATATTAGAAATAACGGGAGTAAGAAATTGTTCTTTAATGCCGTGTGTAAATCCACATTCTATTGAGTTTCTAAAATGTAGAACAAACATAGAAGCAACTACTGGTTCACCTAATTCCTCTGTAAGTTCTTTAGTCATTAATTCAAGTTTCTTTTGTATTTTATCATGTTTATCCATTATTGATCTTTCTTCTGAACATAGAAGTTATTCTCTCCAATCAAACATTTATCAGCTAAAATAGCTAAACATCGTTTGATACTTTTTTCTTTAGTACCAAACGATTCAGATGTTTGACCGCATTTTGAACATATAACTTGTACTCCTTCTCTCCAGAATCCATTGGAGCACAAATTTAAATATTGTATCTCACATTCCACTTTTGGACGTGTGTCTGCAATCTCTCTACTTCCACAATTTTGTTTTCTATAAGATTTTAAGTTATCTGGTAAGGAAGAATTTTTTTTCATAGATCATGTATTTATTAAAGGAATAGCCCATTGATCTATTCCTATTCTAGCTTTAGCTAACATCCAAATTGCTTCTTTCATACGATAATCATATAAATAATATACTTGTTTTACACCGCCAAGAAGAATCAATCGTTTTGCACACATCTTACAAGGTAAGTGTGTGCAATAAACAATTTTCTCTGCGTCTTTCGGAGCTTTACATTTTATAGCTGCAGCCTCTTCAGCATGTACACAACCACACGCACCAGGCTGATCACTATCACAACAATTATCTAATTTTGGTGCATTACCATTCCAAGCAAATGAATATATATCCATATGATCATAAGATGCGATCACACAGCCTACACCATGGTCTCCTGCTACAGGTCTACGACATGAACTTCTTCTAGAAAGCATTATGGCAAAAGCCATAAAAACAGATCCTATATTAGGTCGTTGCAACGGTACTTCAATAGGTGTAGGAGTATCATCATCAGACATGAATTTTTATCCTTATAGTGGTTTACTGCAAATAAAAAGTTTATAATTTTCACGATACATTATAGCAAATATCTAAGCCGGAACAACAATTTTGATTAAATAAATCAACAAAAATCCAACTGAAACGGTCGTACTTCTCTATTAGACAATCTCAACATTATTATTTATTTATTATCATTATTATTTTTAATCTTGGCTAATAATTTTTCTATTATGCCTGGTTCTTTATGTTTATGATTTTCTATTTCTTTTAATAGCATATTAATCGTAGATCTATACGGCTCTGGCCATGCTTCTATGCGTACACGTAAATAGATTATAATTTTAGTTCGTTCTTCAGCCGCCTCTATTCCCATTACACTGCTTTCTTGATTTTGAATGGAAAGTCATTTTTATCATCATCACCGATATTTTTATACCATTCCTTTTTTTCATTATCCCAAGCAAATCCACAATTTTTGGCAAGATCTTTTTGTTGAAAAGATACCATGGCAATCCATTTACTTTTTGGCCGCATTCCATGGCGAATCATCGCTTCTAGATCATGACCCATATCATCAACTCTTGTAAATAAACGCACCAATGTATCAACATCGCTCAATGCACGGTGCGCATGAACAACACCTACCCCATGTGCAAGAGCCAGATGAAGTAAATCAGAACCTTCTTTACCTCTCGGCCATAAAATATCGAATTTGGAACAGCACCATGGACGAAGCTTAGCTAAGTTTTCCGGAACAAATTTTATATCAAATTCAACTCTATGTGCAATTATTACATCAGCTAGATTAAATAATCTAGAAACATTTTCCCAAACATGAGATTCAGAAGGGGCTAACTGCAGAAGAGAAACAGGAATTTCATTTATTTCTACTGCCTCATTATGATCTGTTTTTATCAAAGATGCGTAAGTTTCGATTACTGCTTTTTCTTTTATATTATACAATGCGCAAGCAGCTTCAATAGTTTCATGATCTTTTGCATCAATACCCGTTGTTTCAGTATCAAAAATACAAATATTCTCAATTTTTAAAGAAGCAAGTTCGTCTTTTGTCATTCGTGGGATCTCTCTATTATCACAACTAATTCATATGTTTTTTATTAATATATCTAGGCCATCCTAAATCATATAAAAATGCACATTTAAATACTTCACAGAAGTTATTCCAATCTCCTGCAAACCCATGATGAACAATCAGCCGCCATCCCATATACATCCATTTTGGCACTCTTTTGATAGTACCTATAATTGGTATTTTGGTAGTACCATTACAATACTCACATTTAATAAGAGAAGATCTACTTCCATTACAAACAAATTCATAAGAACCTTTACCGTCTACAGTAGGAAAATATCCAGTACCTTCACAATTGAAACAACTACGAAGCTTGGAGTATCCATATCGTAACTTCGTGGTTTCTACATTCATGAAATCTCCGTCTACCTCTCTATTCCACATCCTACATTAACACTTCCTTAAACCATAACAAAAATTCATTTGACCGGACACCGCCCACCTCTAATCACAACACCTATAGTCCACAATCAACACAACACTATTCCGCCAGGACCGATCTCTATTCCGCAATCATTTTAATGGACAAGAAATTCTATCTGCTTCATTTTTTGCTTGTTCTAATGAATGTAAACTAGCTGCTATAAATCGATCATTTCTCCATGATCTAAATCCATACAAATCGTACAAACTATCTCTATTTTGAACCGGCACAACATAACAAAATTCAATCTGAGCAGACGCCGTCATAGATTTATAGAAAGGATATATAACTAAAATTGCTATTCCAAATACTACTGCAACCATAGAAACTTTGAAAGTATATGAAACTTTTTGATCCTCTAAAGACTCACACACGACATCCACCTCCACACAACAGTGAATCCTTGTCGGACCAAAAATCTAGATCCGACAAGGATTCACTGGTTGGTTATAGGTCTTCTTTTCTAAGAACTGCGACTATGTTTGCAGTTCTGACTGCAATGATTCCATTGGGCTCGTCAATATAGACTGCATGATCCTTGACAAGAACATTTCCTCCGAGGAACACAGAAGAGTCCTTATAAACAACGAAATCTCCAACTGTGATGTCGTGTACATCTGGTCCTACGTCAATTACTTCCCATCGATCTTGCTTTTCTTTAGCAGAGTCAGGAATATGCAGTCCTGCAGCAGTAACATTACTGATCTTCTTTCGAAGAACAAGAATGTGATCTCTGTATGCCTTGAATTTGGTTACTGTCTGGGGATTAGTCATTGACGTGCTTCCTCGTTTTCATCATGGGCTGTATCTTTGTTATCTTTCCAAGGTTCAAATATAGATAATGCTGCTTCAGAAAATATAAATGAGTGTGGTGTACAATTATCAAACCATACACATTCAACACGAGTAGACCCTGTTCTACGATTTACAATCATCGTAGGTCCACCTGTTTTTAATGTTACAAATGTACCTATAGCTAGGTTAGTTGAAGTTTTTCCCATTTCTTATTTACCTTTTGTGCTAGAATTATTTATGATTTCTAGTCTAGAACCGATATATTCTAAAACTCTAGCATTTGAATCTTTTGCTGCATTTAACAGCTTAATAAGTTCCGGATCTTTTATTTGTGTTGTGTCTTCTAAACTCCATTGATATCTAAGTTCACAAGCTTTAAGAAATTTGCATATATTTTCCATACAAGTCAAATTATGATTATCATATTCCATACCGGCTCACCTTTTTCTAATCCACAACATAATATAATTCTTCTTTTGCTCTAGTTATTGCTACATAAGCAATATTTAATTCTTCTTGTGATTTACTATCATATACAGGCTCACCCCATACAGCACGAGGAATACGAAAGCTTCTAAGAAGTATGAATACTCTATTCGCTTCTAAACCTTTTGCCCTATGTACAGAACTCAATATGATTGAATTTTCATCTGTTGCATCTCCGAACATATTATCAATCGATGCTAATACATCTTGAACAGTTCTAGCATTTCTAGCTAGAACTCCGATACAATTAGCTCGATCCTCTACAGCTTCTGCTTCTCTTTCTCTAGGTTCTTTTCTATTAAGCAGTCGCTCTCGTTCAGAGGATCTCCAGTTATCGGTGTAATTCATGAGATCCTTGACCGAAGAGCAACCGCTTTTTCTGACAAAGGAAGCTAAGTTAGCCCCTATATCTCTTCCTTGTATAATTACTTTCTGATCATTCGCTAAGAAATTGAAACATAAGCCAAGTAAAGGTGCATTTAGTCTACTTAAAATAAAGTCACCGGGAGCTGCCTCCTTAAGCATGTCTACTTCAAGTATATCGGATACCGAACCTCTTTTGGCGAAAGGGGATGGTTCGATTTCGGGGACAATAATCTTCGCTTGCTCTACTACCGAGGAGGGGCAGCGGTAACAGATGGGGAGCGGCAGGATCCGGGCGTTAAAACGCTCGGCAAAGCCGGTCAGTGCGCCCGCATCGGCGCCTCGCCAGGCGTAGATCGCCTGATTTTCGTCGCCTACTGCACAGATCCTCCCTTTTTTTCTGCATGCACGAATACAAAGCTGTACTTGCACAGCAGTCAAATCTTGCATCTCATCAATAAATACTCGATCATATTGATCTAGAGGTAATTTATTTACGATAGGGATCCACGGCATATCGTCAAAATCTATGAAACCCTTTACCTTCTTAGATTCTTCAAGCGCCGTTAATACTAATTTTATAAATTCTTCTCTATCTAATTGACTATCAGTTAGAGATGCACCACTAGTATCAATATTGAAAGCATCTAAAATTCTATCTACAGTCTCAGTATCGAAAGATAATAAACTTTTACATAAAGAAATTGTTTTTGCTAAGCGTCCTTTTAATTCATAAGCATCTTGTCTACGACTAGACAACATTTTACCCAATAAAAGCCCAGATTTATTTGCATCAACTCGTTGCTTACCATACGCATCATTAATAGCTCTAAAACCTAAACTATGCAACGTAGCAATAGTAGCAGATGCAGGAATACGATCTTCCAATTCCTGAACAATTCGTTTATTGAATGCGCAAAACAAAGCGTCCTTTTTCTTCGGAACGTGTTTTAATCCTTCTACAATTGTAGTAGTTTTTGATGCACCTGCAAGGGCTTTGACTACAGTATGATGATCTCCGTCACGAATATCGTCAAAAATATCGTTTTGATATAAAGACCATGTAAATTCTGAATCTGTCATTTTTAGTCATTTCTCCCTATTCTTCATCTCTAGGGACATAAGTATTTTGTATTAAGGGGAGCATTTACATTTGGCTATTATTTTATCACTAATCATACCAGGAATATTTTCTATTTCTACATGACCATTAGGACAATGTTTGGCGCGATCTGCAGAAGAAATAACTTCAACAGATTCTATACATTGAGTAATAGGATATCTTTTATCAAGGTAATTGTTATATGATAAACCCCCACCTATAACAAGAGCCCCAACAATAACAATTGAAGCAAGTATTACACCCATATAAAAATCAGGACCTCTAATTTCACATTTTCTTCTTATAGTTTCTTCTTTTTCTTCAATAAGTTTTCGTTTTGTTTCTTCAGCTTGATAAATTTTAGTCTTTTCAATCTCAGTTTGATCTATAGAACCAGGCTCACGAAACGGATGGTCCATAACTACTCACAGTAATCCCTTTGAGGATCTAGGTAATGGTCCCTAACCCAAGGTGGATTAGAAACAATTTGTGCTAGTTAATTCAATCAATTCTAATTCAGATCCGTGTACTACTGATCTGTGAAATTCATTATTTTCATCGAACCAAATACAAACATAAAAATTTCCAGGCCATACACTAAATACAATCAGTTCTTTAATATTAGTTTTAAGTCGTACCTTCTCTCCCTTATTGAATACTGAAGCCATTACGGTTCAAATCCTGGCTTAAGTTCATAATCATAAGGTACAACTTTATAATATCTTAAAGAATGATTTCCACCACATTTATTTAAAATATCTACAATTGCTTGAGCATCAGCTTTCTTCATAGGCCATAGTAAAAATTCTTCATCTGGATAATCTCCTCCAAAATTATCTGTATCTACTATACGCATGTTATTTTCATTATTAAATATATTATTACTTCTTTCATTATTTGACATAATTAACTACCTTGATCCGTTAAAGATTCACTGTTGGTTGGTGTTCTGTGGATTGTATGAAATGTATAATGCGCTACGCTTATCTGATCCGTGTCTTTAGGATATGCGAATGAAATATCTACAATTTCGTTGGTGGCGGGATCGTGTATTAAATATAGATCGTACGGCAGTGTCTTTGCCATAAATTTGGGTACTGGTGCTTCGGGTACAGTATCCGGTTCATTGTCAGAAAAATCGATTGTTTTAATATTAATACTTTTTGTCTTATAGATTGTATAAGTGTATGCGACTAGTCCCCAAAATATTGCATTCATTGCGCATGCGCTAAGTACAATAAGAAATAGATACCATGCAGGCGTAGTAATCATAATCTACGCCTCTTGCGTCTACCAGTAGTGAATCTTTCCTCTAGTTGATCCAGCATCATGTCTGCAATTTCGCAAGCTTCATTTACTACTGTAGTTTTTTCTTCATCTTCTTCTATATCTTCATCTACACAAATTCCACATAGTGCTGAAGATGCAAACGCGATCCATGCCTGCTTTGCTTCGTCGTCAGTCATTGCTTGACTCCTTATCTATGGGGGGCACAAGACCTTCTGCTAAAAGTCTAAAATATAATTTGGAATGGAAAGATGTTCCGCATATTCTTTTTGTTCTAGTATTTTCATGTTGCTGTATTTCATTTTTTATAGCTAATACTTGGGATTGAATCTGTGGATCTTTTTCAGCTATGGCAATTAATTCTTTATATTTTTCTATATATTCAGGATTTTGCATCAGGGGTCTTCGTCTTTTTCAGGTAATTCTAAAATAACTGTCGCACCTAGTGCTTTAGCGACAGTTGATATAAGATCTTCAACCCATTCTTGGTTGTATTCGGGATCTCCATATGATTTAAATGGTAACCGATGATCATCTATTGTAACACGAGTCGTAATCACATCTGATTTACGACAACTACGTATGATTACTTTGTGATTAATAGATACCTCATTAAATATCTTGAAATATATTATTCTTGTAGCCAAAATCCATGATTGTTGAAGATTAGCCGGAATTTCATCCCATTCCGGAATTTCATATTTATACAATTTAGATGAAAGAAGAAATTGTAATCTATCTGTTCGCCAAACAGTGTATCCAATTTTTGCTAGTTCGAGTATACTCACTCACCAAGTCCCTTATTATATTTTGACATGTTTATAAAATCCTCTAACTGGATTACTTCTATCTCCTCTAGTCTCTATTTCAATCTTAAGTTTTTTTCCTATAAGTTTATTAGCAAAAATTTGTAGACGTTCGAACGATACTGGCGCGTTCTCTACACCCACAGCCGAAAAGAAATTCTTCCATCTAAGCGGACAGTTTTTGAATTGACCACTAGATCGATAATCATCGGGCATCGTGATTCCCGAACGAATCGTTGAACCGTCACCGACTACAGATAGACATAGTTGTAGACGAACACCTGGAGGACCGTCATCTGATGCCTGCTCATATTTGACGGGATCTGCATATTTGATTTTTACTGTCTTCACTCTAGACAAGGCTGATACTATTGTTCTCTCGAGATAATGACTACCCTCATCACGTTCGCGATATTTATCTCCTATTGGGTAGTTAGAAAAAATCTGTTGAATTTCCGATTCAGTTCCATTATTAAGTAAAATAGATACGACAACAGCCATATCGCATTCACTACGCGAAGGAAATATGGACAGATCATGTCCTTCTAAAATAAAACGCTGAATTTCCGTAGGAAGCCTAGATATAAGCTCCTCACATACTACCAGTGAATTCTTTGTAGGATCTGATAATTTGTCGCGTTCTCTATTTTCTACAACATGTTGAATGCAATGCTCTTCTCTGTTTCCAGATGAGTTAGCTGTCGCTTCTCTATTTCCAGAAATTTCAGGATTAATTGCTTTTTTTAATATTTTAACGAACCATCCAGGTGGTGCTGCAAGCTCTACCTTATCTGGGCGTTCAATCCATTCGTATTGTTTGCCGTCATCACGACGTGTATATGGAGCAACAACATAAGCTGCGTCGCCTCGTATATCCAATCGTTTAGATTCGCCGCGTTTAACGCTATTAAGAAACATAGGTAATTCAGAAGGCCACTTATAATAAAAATGCATACCGCCACGTGGTGTGATGGCCATGGGTGTTTTTATTAGTCCGTGGCTTTTAACTTCTGCAACACCTTCCGCACCATCTGCATCGAGTACAACTATTCCTGAAACAGGACCAGTTATTACTGCGATACCAGAGTTGCGGAATTTATGTCCCCATTCATTAAAATCAAATTGGTTAGGTAATCTATGTTGATATGTCTTCCAGTGAATAAGCGGCTTTTTCGTATTTCGATCTACAGGAATTACAGACCAGTTAAGAGCTGAATAGATTTCGACTGCAGGTCGACAGGAATTAAAGCCGCTCATTTTCGATCACCGCTTTGAAGAGGTTTTCTTACTGTTGCTTTTTGCAGCTTCAGTTACACCTTCACGAACACCCTTTTTTGGGTCTGCGGCTTCAATATCATCATCTTCATCTTCATCTTCATCATCGTCCTCATCCTCGTCTTCCTCCTCATCTTCGGGTTCATCCTTTGGAGCCGGCTTTGCTGCCTTGCCATTCGTTACCGATTTGCCATTTGTAACAGTAGAAGAAGCAGGCTTTGCCTGCTTTTTATCTTCGTCACCGCTTTCTTCAATTTCTCCTGCAGTCCCAAATTCAAAATATTTCTGAATATTGGCTTGCATTTCCCCATTATAGGGGCGGTGTCCAATTGTTCCGCCCACCTGAGTACCGACAAGTTCCTTACATAAAGCTTCAAGAATTGCTCGATTATATGGAGAAGGCATTTCCACGCCTGCAGCTTTTGCAAATCGCTTAAATCGAAATAGTGCTGCCTGAATAAAAACGAAATTTTCAAAAACAGTCCGTCCAACTGCACTTTCGTGATCTTCATCATACGCGTTTACCACCTTGAAAGACATATTAATCATATGTTTTCCTTCCTTGGTGGGTTTATATTGTGCAGCATCAACAACAAAATCAAAGTTTCCAATAGGAATTGGTTGACCAACTTCTTCCCAGTTAACTTCTTCGGTATAATCAGTCATGCCTTCTTGAGAATAACTCATAGTTTTGATCTCCTACTTAAAGATTCGTATCAAAGCCACGCTGCTAAATGTTTGCCGACTTCTTTTATAAATAATTCTCCATGTTCAATCTTTTGAAATTCTTCTATTTCTCCTATTTTCTTATATTTATCCTCTTCCTCTAAATCCCATGTATTATAAGAATTATATAGATTAAAAATACGAGCTCGTATAGACGGTCTTATTGCATCATGAAAATCATGATAACAATCTTCGTTATCTAATATTTCGCTTTTAAACCATGCTACTCTAGATGTAGATATAATATCCGTGTCATCATAATCAATTTGAACTAATGCTATTATATTTTTGTGTGTGGATTTATTTCTTACATTAAATCTACCGTATCTAGATTTATATCCATGTATGACTTCTAATTCCTTAAGAATAAGTGATTTCATTTTCAATAATTCTTCGACACATTCATCTATTCTTAAAGATCTTTGTTTATTTTTTGATAATCTTTCTTCTATTTGTTGTTTAGCTATTGCTTGAGCCGTACTCAACATAAGCATATTTAACCATTACCTTTTCTCTTATTTCTTTTTGCCACATTTGCAGCTATGGCTTCTTCTCTAGTAAATTTATGACCGGTTCCCTGTTCGTGAGAAGCCTTTCCACCTTTAGAAGAAATCTTTCTCATGGCATCTTTATCTAAGGCAGCAAATCCACGCTTCTTCTTTTCAGGAGCTACAGATTCTACTTTTGATATATCATAATGTTCTTCAGTCACTTATCTACTCCGTACTTTTATGTTTTTTAGATTTACGTGTTTCTTGTTCAGGTTCTATTTCTTCTTGTTCCGGTACTTTTTCATCATATCGAGAATTAACCATTTCAATAAATTTAGAGATGTCAGCATCCATAGTTGTAACGTCTTTTAAAGACCGAACACCCTTGGTCCAATTACCTTGTGGAGCTAGATAGAATTCTCTACTAACTTCCTTGGTTTCTGGATTTACACTAACATTAAGCCAAATCCAATCTTGTAACATTGCTGGAATTGTAATCTTAGCTTTACCAGCAATATTGAGAATATGGCCGAATCCGGCCTTCATGTTGTTATCTGAATCCACATGCCCAATAACAACAACATGATGGGGCATAGCAAGTAATGAATTAATGACATACATTACTCGATTTTTCAATTCAGGGTATAGTTGGCGACCATCGTTATACTGGCCTGATTTCTTCAACTCGCCTTCAAATGCTTCACTAAGTGTAGAAATATTATCTAATATAATTGTAGCAAACTTATCTTTATTTGCTTTTCCCCATTTCAATGCTCTATCATAACTATCAATTGAATTACAATCTTCTGCAATAAAATCTCCACCCATTAGAGCTACTGGATCTAAAGCCCCTTTACCATCAGAATTCAATACATAACAAGGGCCCGGAGAAGTCATAACAGCACATGTTGTCTTTCCAGATTTAGGTGGAGCAACAAGTAACATTCGACACAAAAATGTTCGTGCTTTTACATCAGCTACAGAATAAGGCATTCATTATCCCTATCAACATTAGTTGAACCAGTCGGTCTTTCTATTCCACAACAGCATAAATCATCGACTAAAATTTAAGTCGATCAAATCCCTTCAATCAAAAAATCAGGCAAACGACCCTACGTTGTGCCCAGCCGGAGCTTGTAGGTCTACCGCACGAGGTGTCGCAGCGCCACCGTAATTGCACGGCCGAGGTGCTCCTTTAACATTGTGGGCTGTCAATGAGTCACTGTTGTTTTGCGCCGGGCACGTTCCGTCCTACGGCGCGCGAGGCACGGCTTGCACGAGCACAGTTGCATATCATACCAGTAACTCTTTGGATTATTGGATGTCTTATGTGACCACCAGATGAATAAATGTGCCGTAATCCAAATAGTCATAGATATTGCTATCAATATAATTAATATAATCTTCATTTATTTTATTTACTTCGTCCATACCATAATCATTTATCTACTATCATCTTAGTAATAGGACCATAGATCTCACTCACGTATCTATCTTCTTTTTCTCGATCTACATCTTGATCTAGAGATTTACAATTAGGACATTCCTTTGGAGGATTAGCCCGTATCTTAAATTCCATTCTCTCCCACGTACGTCCACAAGATTTACACTTGTAAAATGCCGGTTCCATCTAGTACTCCAATTTCAGTTTTCGTGCTTCATCAGCCAATTCTTGCGTACAATTTTCTTGTCTTCGTTTTTCGATATCCCTAAGTGTCTTTTTATCCTCTTCAGATAGAAGATCTTCTTTTACAAATCGTGTTCTGTAGACTCCATCAGGCCAGACAACTACATCAGTCCAAGAATCTTCGTTTCGAGAATCTCGTTTCAGTGGACGAGTATTATACATATTTCTAGCTAAAGAATAATACACAACATCCTCATCGCCGTTGTGATGATGAGTTTGTGCAATTGCTTTTAGAATGTATTTGCCACCTTTGTAATGGATATAATATTCATCAGAGCCTGAATTACTCGGTTCGCCAATCATCTTTCGCACAGCTTTATCTGTAATTCTCCCATCAAAAACTTTATCATCACACAATTGTATCCGACCATTAATATCAAAATGCGGAGAATACACTCTACGTCCCTTATATGTAAAATGCTCTTTTACTACGTGCATCATAGAAATTTTAATTGCTTTAAAGGCAGTTTCGACAATCTCAGTTTCAGTAGAGAAAGGAGAAACATACCATTTACGCCCCCGCTGAAGAACTGGAATAGCTGGATTTTTCATAGTTGCAGGACTATCCACATCAACTTCCCAGTATTCTACCTGAAGTAGGAATCCACTTCCTTTACTAAGTAATCGAAAATTTCTATCCATAAATTGGATCTGATTCAAAATATCCCAAATCTGGTCATATGTCTTACCAAGTTGTTTTTTACTCATTTTAATTAATACCTAATAGTACATCCCTTAGTAAAAAGACCACAACACACTGTTCCTTCCACTTTGTTACCAATAGGATTTTTTGCTCTGAATCCCGTATGAAACATATCTCCATCACCACATTCAAACATAGAATATCCTGTAATTTCTATTTCAGAATAACCAGACTTTTGTAAAGTCAATCTAGTCGCAGAATCATTTGTAAAACAACCAAACAAAAACATAATGAAGAAACATAAAATATAAATCCTAATATTCATCGTTTCAACTCCATATTATTTTTCTCTTCAATTCTAACTTCAACAATATGTTGTAAATCAATTACTCTACCCGGACATGTATTTGCCATTCGTAAAGCACATATCACAAGATCTGCAACATATTTATCAATTTCTTCTGGCTTAAATTCAGATCCTCCATGTTGTGCATTATCTATAACAGTACAAAGACCACCACATGCTTTTACTACATGTGTAATAGCATGATTAAAATCTTTTGATACTTCTGGATTAGATCTAAAATCTCTATGGTAGTGACCAGTCCACGGAAGATTTGTTTGTAATTCTCTAATCGTCAAGTCCCTTTTACCCAATGCCATTATAATCTCCTTGTAACAAAAACAGTGATTCCTTGAAGGATCATAACTTTACTTTAAAAATAATATATCTACTCTTTTATTTTGAAATTCCCAAATTTCTACGTGTTTACAATCATAACTACCTAATTTTCTCCATGCTTCATGTACTTTATCTAAAGTTACTAATCTTTTCATAGGAAAAGATTCAAGTATTATATATACACTATTCAAATCAATGTTTGCTGTTGATCTAGGATAGATAATGAGGTTTATTAGTAATTACAACGGGTAGATCTATACCTTTAAGTATCAATGCAACCACAAGATCTACTTTATATTGATAAATTTGTGAACTTTCATAAATTTCTGTTAAATCTTTTTCACTCATAATTTTATATTGATCTATTAATCTAGACCATTGTATCAAAAGCTCAGCATGAGAATCAATAGAAGTTTTCCCACATCCTACAACAAATTCTTTATCTAAATATCGTATTACTACACATAATTGATCATTTTCTCCTAATGAAATATATATTTGATTATTTGTAAAACCTAATAATCTAAATAATAATTGAGTAGCTAAAGCTTCTCTTAATTCATTAGAGATTATTGATATATCCATTTAAGCCTTATTTGATTGAAGAAATAAAATCTTCTTTAGTAAATATAGATACAAATTTGAGATTTTTTGCTTCAATTGCTTCTCGTCCACCTTTTAGACGATCTACTAATGCAATAACTCCTTCTACTATATAACCATTATCAACTAATTTATCTACAGCCTTTAATGAAGAAGTTCCTGTAGTAACAACATCTTCCAATAAAACAATTACTGTACCGTCTTTAGGTAAGATACCTTCTATTACACGTTTTGAACCATGATTTTTTACATCTTTTCTTACATATAAAGCATTTAAAGAACATCCTCTTTCATAAGATTCCATAGCCACAGCACTTGCTATAGGACAACCACCTAACTCAACACCTGCAACAACTGATGCAGTAAAATTATTAAATACAATAGTATCAAAAAATATTTTACCTACTAGATAGTGTCCTTCTGCAAGAAGAATAGTTTGTTTACAATCTATGAAAAAATCACTTTCTTTTCCAGAAGAGAGAATTACATATTTCTTTTCGAATGAATATTTCATGAGTAATTTTAGAAGTCTCTCTTTTTCCTTATGCCTAGATCCGATAAGGAGTTCACTGTTGGTTGTCATGTTGATATTCGAAAGGCTTTGTCGGCCGCAAGCAATTTTGTGTAGAGATTAGAGGCGGTCTTTTTTGCGTTGTCTAATGATTGGCTATTTATGTTTTTGGTTGTATGAAAATTGTGATATTTACCTTCAATATATAGATCTATGTATGTTCCTTTTTCGCTGTATGAAATAATTACCGAATGTCCTTTGGGTAATCCTTTTAGTGCAATCAGTTTATTTAATGGTGTTTCAACCCATCGCGCGGATTTTTTTGTCGTCATTTTTATGTTCCTTGTGTTGTTGAATCGACCGTTCTCTATTTGCACAGTCTAGTTAATGCCGATCTCTACTCACACAGCCTATTTAATGGTAGCTGTAAGTACTTCGTATTTCAATGCATTTCTACGTCAAAACACATTTGTGGATCATATATTTTTCTAATAGATAAATACAAAAAAGGCGTCAATGCTACAGCATTGACGCCTAAACCATGTGTGGGTGATTCATGCCGGACTAAGTGATTACCACCGAATTTTCACCGCTTACAATTCTCCAATAAAAAATGGTCACAAACGCTAGGGTAACGTTGTGACCATCGTACGTAGTTGGACGGGGACAATGGCCGTTAAGGGTTTCGGCCTTCGTCCGGGAGCCGGCTGACTCATCGTCATCCATCACCGTACTGGCCAAACCGTAGCCTAGGTGGTGGGGCAGGTCAATGACAGTCGGTCAGGGTGCACCCCCTCCCCACCCCTACGGGGTGGGAGGGTGCCACTTCCCTGTCACGAATCCATTCTAATCGAGAAAAAAAGCCCTTTCATAGGTGACAGCACGAGACCCTCGAAGAGATGGTTTTGGGGGTGATTTGCGGTTTTATCGGGAAATTTTGGATCTGAGTGGGGTTAATTGACCTGTCACTGCATCCAAATCCCCCTGCCTAAGTTATTGATTTTGTTCGGAACTGCTAGTGACACCGGGCCCTTTTTTCAAACTGGTGTACCGCCCTCTGTCACGCACGTCACCAAGGCTAAGTACTTGAAATCACATACATGAAAATATGTAGGATAAAATTGCGGACGAGGATCCTCATTCATCAGCAGAACTATCCTCATCTGAACACAGCTCATAAAATCGACCTTTATTTGTATGCACATATTTAATAATATTTTTAGCTTCTAATCTACGAAGAGATGTATCTATAATTGATTTGATCATAGGTTTTGTTGCATCATAAATTTCATTTCGTGTTGCTCTTCCATTTTTAGCCAGAAATGTGAGAATTTCTCTTTCTGATAAATATTCTTTCTCTCCAGGCAAATCACTGGTAGCCTTAACAGAAGTAGAAACTTTAACTCTATTATTAGGTAGAACTACATGTCGATCTTTAATTTCAAATGAACATTCAGGTGTACTATCTCCAATGTCCCAAGGTCTGACCTTGGTCCATTTCAACATTTTATGTCCTCCGTCTACACTCGTTTCTATCACTACATCAGAGCTAGCAATAATTTCTCCTGATCCACGAGCAGATGCTGCCCACGATGAACTATTTTTCTTTGCTGTATGATGTAAAATCAATACTGTATTTTTTGATTCGATTGTAGTCCAAGTCTTGAATATATTCATAAGATTAGACATATCTTGATTGTTATTTTCATCATATGTATGTCCCTGTCTTAATGAATCTACTATTGTAAGAGATGGCTGAAGTTGATCTATAATCATTTTCAATGAAACTCCCTCTTGTGGAAGTCTCAACATTTTTAACACAGATCCTTGAGTATGATAAAATACATTACGTTCTGGGTCTACTCCCATCTTACTAATTCTTATACGTAAAATATCAGTAGGATTATCATAATTTAGAATAAGAACGGTTTTTGGTTCCTCTACAGAAGCTCCTCTACCTAGCCATTTAGAACCATTTGATACAGCTAAAGCTAGATCATAGGCTATCCAACTTTTTCCAGCTCCGCTGTCTCCTGTAAGAAGAACAATACATGCTTTAGGAATACAACCCGGAACTAAAAATTGTATCTCTGGCACACCTCCCTCCAATAGAGTTTTTGTTGAGATAATATTATCTTCTACTAAACGCTTAGTCGCTTTTGCAAGAAAATCAGTCTTACTTTGTTTTTGATCAGCCACTTGAATTCCCTTCCGCTATAAATTTAATGAATACAAATTCAACAAACTGTGAAGTCTTTGTCGGATCATGTTATTGTGATCACAAAAGCGTTGAATCGTACCATTTATATGCTATGATTTCAATGAAGGAGAGTGTTATGTCAAAAAATCTTGCTCTCTTGGATGTGGAACAAATTTTAATAGTAAGAAATCTTCTTCAAATTCAAACAAAATAGTGAAAACCGAATTTATAAAAAAGTATGGATAGTTTATCGATATTATCGATAAACTCTGTCTAGTTTTTTATAAACCCGTTTCTGTTATAATAAAAATGCAGGGGTGATTAATGCATAATGCATCAGCATCAAAAACCGATCAGCTTCTAAATTGTCAATATTGGGCTAGTCCATTTGTATGTCCTCCTGGAGGAGATACTCAAAATATATATGCAAGATTTGGAACTGCATTTCATAAATGCACCGAAATGCATTTATTAGGTGGAACAGTTCTTATAAAGGCTATTGCAGAAAAATATGATGTAAATGTCAATAAATTACAAAATTATTATGATCGATGGGTCATAGTTATTAATAAAATGTTTGCTCAGAATCCTCATTGGAATCAAGCCATCAAACATGTTGAACGTAAGATGGCTTATGATCCATTTAAGGATGAAGGTCGATTCCTTCTTAGTAAGGAGGATCGCGATTACTCCGAAAAACGCTCAACTGAGTTGCCAGGTACAGCAGATTTAGCTCTTGTTTGTGATGGTTATGATGGTGAACTTGTTGTTATAGATTGGAAAACTGGTCAAAGTAGTTATGATGCAGAAAATAATGGTCAGCTTAAAAGTCTCAGTTTAAGTTTATCTAGAATTTATAATAAGCTTCATATATCTGTCAGAGTATTTATTATTAGAATTGATGATGAATTAGTAGAATCTAACGAAGCATTTTTAGAGCCGAAGGTTCTAGAAATTCATAGAAAAAAACTTAAAGGTGGATTGAAGCTAGCAATGCTTCCATATCCTCCTATGAAAATTGGACCAGATTGTAAGTATTGTAATGCTTTAGAAGTATGTCCATCTCAACAGGATCCATTTTCTGTTGTTGAATATGACATGCTTGATGCAGAAGAAGTTGGATTTATTTATGATAGAATACTTGCAGCAGAAAAACTTTTACAAAAAAAGAGAGCACGTATTAATCAATATATTGCAAGCAACGGACCTGTTCCACGAGATAATGGTAAATGGTTAACTTTAAAAAAAGTAACTAAAGAAAATATTTCTAAAGCTTCAATTGTTAGAGCTCTTGGAGATATTAAAGGACATGAATTTATTGATGAATTAAGAAATAAGGGAGTTATTGAAGAAAGTACTGAAGAAAGAATTATTTCTGTTAATGATCCTAATGCAAAGAATCAGAAGTAAGTATCAAATGACTAAGTATATTATGATTAATAGTGCACCAGAAGATCCCGAAAGATTAGTTGTATCAATAGATGAAAGCTATTCAAATACGATCAGTATTACTAATGAATTTTTTCATGGTACTTGGAGAGAGATTCATGGACGCACAATTTTATTTTCAATAGATAAAATTGATGAATTAATGGCGGTTCTACAAAAGTTTAGAAATAAACAATACTCATCTAAATCAGATCAATAAACATATCTGAAGAAAACAAGATGAAAAAGCCTTGGGAAGAGAATTGGGTGTGGGAACCGCTACAAAGACATGAGTCTAAAATTATGGAATATGTCGGATCAGTTTTAATAGATCCAGATACTGCGGTTCATTGCGATGAATTATTTTATGACGCAGTTCCAGAATATCCGGGTAGAATGATATTCTGTGCTGCTGCTCCAGATATGTATAGAGCATTAAAAAAGTTTCTTGCTGCAACATCAGATGAAGAATTGATTCTTGCACGTACTGCAGCTGATATGGCTATTAAAAAAGCTGAAGGATGAAATATATGAAACATGTTACTTTTAAAAGAACAAATAATGAAAACTTATATTTGTAAATATAATGATCCATATAAATGGTGCAGTTTTATAATATTACCTATCAATTTTTGCCTTATAGATAATAACTGTTTTTGTAAAATTAAATGTGTAAAATGTGGAACAAAAATAATTCCTTCTATTTTTTGTGGTTGTGATTAATATAAAAATGACACATCGTCAAAGATTACAAAAAAAACGATTACAAAAATATCGTTCTAAATTTGGATGGCCCGATTTATATTTTTATCATAAATATTTAGTTAAGAAAGATGATAGGTTTAAATTTAACTTGGCTCGTCAAGGATTTCATTGGTTGTATGGTTAGAAATAGGTGTATAAATGTCTAGATATGTTTATCATTCAACTGCGAAACCTTTTTTAAGATCTTTGAAGCCGGAGTCAGTTCATTTAGTGGCTATAGATCCGCCATATTATGAAATTGTAAACGATGGTTGGGATAATCAATGGCGTAGTTCTAGTGATTATGTGGATTGGGTGTGTGATCATATTGACACGGCTCTTCCAGCAATGGCTCCTACATCATCTTTAGTAATATTTCAAGCTATTGGTAAACATGGAAATGCACCAGTGTTGGATGTAAGAAGGAAGCTCGAAGAGCTTCTTTTTTATCGTAATTGGATTACGTGGAAGAAGCGAAGGGCTTATGGTAAGAGTCATGATTATCTTTTTTGTAGAGAAGAAATTTTGTGGTTTTCGAAAAGTGAAGGTCGAACAGATGTCACCTTCAACATTCCGTTATTGGATGTTAAAAGAGGATATGACGGTTTCAATCCTAAGTACAAAGCTAAATCTGAATATAAACGAGTCTCTAATGTCTGGGATGATATCCCAGAGTTAATGCGTCCGCAGCGTAATTGTCAAAAGCCAATTCCTCTCATGGAGAGGCTTATCAGGACGCACTCAAATAAGGGCGATCTCGTGGTTGACTTCTTTGCCGGGTGGGGCAGCACCGGCATCGCCGCACTCGGCCTAGGCCGGCGATTTGTTGGTTGTGAGGCGATCGGTCCTGACGCCGACGCGGCAAACGCTCGGTGCGAGGCGACTGAGCTGAAGGATGAGGCGCCGCAGGATGTGGCTGCTGTGTCTGATGAAGAAACTGATGATGGATTTTTGGTTGTGGAATAGAAATCGACTTGATTGATGGTTGCGGGATTAAAGGGAACCGCGATGAGTCTATTTTTCTCTGGGCGTCATATATACATAAATGGTGCGCGTGTACCAAACACTTCAAAATTTTATGAAATCCGTGATAACATCTGTATATTTCATTTTGTAATAAGTGATAGTGATTTAATCACAATTGATCTATGGATGAATGGTTCTTTGCATAGTAGTACAGATGTAACATTCGGAACTCTTAAGAAAACTGGTCGTTTCATAAGCGATAAATGAGCAATAGAAATCTTGATAATCTAAACAGTGCATGTTGTCGTATTAGAGGTGCGATAATGACGTGTGAAGGGATTTGTAAGGGATCTTTTCCAGACTTGCTAGGAGAACATGTATCAACTGGACAATCGTTGTATGAATTAGCAATGATTGTAGAGCCTCTATTGAAACTTATGCTTGCTCCTATGATTAAAGAATTAAGAGAATTGCAACAATTACATAAAGAACATAAATGAATTTACTGCCTCCATGGGTATTGTTTTGTAATTCTGATCCTGATTGCAAACCCGTGGCTATACTTCCAGCAGGCCGTCCAGGTGAAGTAGCTAACATATCTCATCTAACTATGAGTGAAGCAGAATATATTGTTAATAAAGTTAATAGTCTTGTGGATTGCCCCACACGGTCAAAATTAGAATCTGAATATATAGAAATTTTATTGGTTGTATTAGCTATTGGAAAGAGATCCAAATGACATATCGTGTACGATGTAAACGAAGAAATAGACAATTACAGGTTCTTAGATGGGCTAGACGCAGTAGATACAAGGAAATATCATATGGAAAAATATTAAAATCAATCTATCC